CAACCGAACAAGAAGCGTATCTTTGCTGATCCTGAGGTAGCTAAAACTCATAGCAAGTCAGAGCTGCGCCGTATGATTGAAGCGCCACCTGAACCAAAGGCAGTGGTACTAGACATAAAGAGAAGTGCCTAGTAACATGGGCTATACCCCCCAGCCCAAACGCTTGGGCTAGAATATATTTAAGGATACGGATATGAGTACACCAACACGCAACGATTCAGGTTCAATTAAATATACGAATCTTTCTTCGGCTGGTAAAGCTATGGGTTCAAAGGGCGGTAAGTCCAACTCTGAAGCTAAAGTTAAAGCAGCAAGAGAGAACGGTAAACAGGGCGGCGGTCACACGCCCAAGTAAAGAGTTGTACTCTCCTCTTAGGGGGCGAAAGCATTTAATTCCAATGCGTTGTGAGGACGTAGCCGATTAAGAAAATGTGAGTAGCCCCCGCTTTTTCCCTGTAAAACCTTAAAATCGTCATTTTTTGGGTAAAATGCTGCACTGCTTCCTTTACATAATATCCCAAAATCAGCTAAACCCTTGATTTATATAGACTTTATCCATTATTTATACGCAAGGCGCGCGGCTTTACAATCCGGCCGGCGTGGCTTTACAATCCGGCCGGCGTGGCTTTACAATCCCTAATTTTTTAATGAATGACGCGGGCGCGAATGGCCGCGCCGCCTAAAATAAGCGCCGGCCATTAAATAGCGCGGGCGATACTCTCGCAATAATCCCGCCCGCCTGATAACGGCCGCGATACTTGCGACAATAGCCCGCTAAGGGCGCGGCAATGCCGGCGGCCTCTTAGCTATTGCGAAAATAGAAAAGCCGGCACAAGGCCGGCAAGGGTTTATTTTTTGCTTATTGGTGATCCCATAATTTAGATAAATACTTAAGGGCGGCCAGCTCGCGCCGGTTTAATCCCTTATCGCTTTTTATGTTTTTATCATGTAACCGGTTTAATTTATTCCTAAGCAATAACCGGTTAAGGGCTAAATTCGTGCCGCGTAAATTTTGCATTCTCATGGTTTAACCCTCTACACTTAACCAAAAATTGCCCTTTAGGGCTTCGCGGCGCTCTCTTGCGTCGATAATCTCGCGCCTATATTCGCGCAATTTATCTGTTAACGCGTCGCAAATTGCGCCCTTTAGATCAATGCCCGCCCGGCGTTGCGCCTTGATAGCGGCTATCAGGCCGCGCGCTGTTTGCCGGGCGTCGGCAATGGCCGCCGCTATGTTTTCGGCTTCTTGCTCGGCTTGAAATTGTGCGTCGGCTTCGCGCTCTTGCTCGGCTTCGCGCTCGGCTATATGGTCAGCAATGCGCGCCGCGTCATATACGGCCGCGTCATGCTCTATATTTTGGGGGTCATTCGGCGCAAATTGCCCCCGGCTAAAGTAAATCGTGGCCGTATCGCTATCAGAATAAGCAATGGCCGGGCAAATAAGAGCGCCCCGGCTTGTTTTAATCTTGACAATATATGGCTTAATCAATTCGTGCTGAAAATTGTCGGCATAATAGCCGGTATATTGATAAGCGCGCGGCGCGATATCTTGCAAGGGCGTCGCGTCATAACCCCGCAAATTTTCGGCGCATAAATCCCCGGCCGCGTTGTAATGGTTTGCCGTATCATAACGGCGATAACCGGGGCGAGCATATTTCACCTGATAATCTAGCGCTGATTTATACGCCCCGGCGGGGTTATGTTTTTGCCATTCGGCCGCGCGTTTTTTGACGGCGGCAAGGCGTGACTCTAAATAAAAATTGATCTTGTGCATGGTTTAACCCTCTAGAATTAAAACCGGGCAAAATTACCCGCCAAAAAACCCGGCGCAACGGCCGGGCATTTTAACTGATAATTTTAGAATTCAAATTCTAATTGCTTGGGGTTTACGGCTTCGGCCGGCGGCGGCAATAAGGCCGCGCGTATCGCGTTTATTTGCTCGCACAATTCGCGCAAGTTATAAGTAGTAAAAACAATCCCGCCGCCAAATTGCTTATTATGGTATTTTTTCCCGCCTAATTTGCGCGCCCTTGCGAGCGCTAAGTTATATTTTTGCGTGATCTTATCTAACCCTAAATAGCCCTCTAAATCGTTCGGAACGGTAAAACTCAAAAAATGGCAAATATAGCGCGGGTTGCCGTTAACGTCATTATTTGCCCTTGTAAAATCTTCGGATGTAATCATTTTAATTTATACCTTTTTCAGTTAAATAAGCCGCAATTATTTCATCTATATCTTCGGATTTTGGCTTGATAATCCCGCTTTTTATAATATCTTGCACAATATCAGCAACGCGCCACCGGCTTTCAGCGCGCGGGCTATCTTCTAAACTATCGCCAATTTGCCACGCGCATTCTATTGCTATCTCAATAAGTGAATATTCTTTCATTTTCTTACGCCCCTTGGATAAAGTTTATTTTTACTAATTCGAGCTTGCGCCGGTCATATTCAATATGCTTTTTTAATTCAGCGCGGGCGCATTCCTCGGGGGTTTTATTGGCATATAAGGGGGCTTGATCTTCCCTAAGGCCGCCTAATACGGCGTCAAAATACTGAAAATAAACAGTTGCCAAGGGCTTAGAGGCCGCGCGTAAATATTCGACGGCTTCACCTATACAAGTATCAGCACAATACAGCGAGCTATTGGCTTCACTATCAAGCGCTCGATTATCGAGCAATTCATATATAAGCGCTTGCGCCGCTTGTAATTTTTCTATCATTTTAGGATTTTCCATTTTTATGCCGCCTTTTCTGTTAAATTTAATTGAATGGCCATTTTTTCAATTTGCGCCCATGCTATCGAATGACATCCGACAATTAAGGTAATGCCGTCGAATGAATTAAAACGATACGCGCCCAAATTGATAGAATGCAAGCCGGCTTCTAGTTTGTTGCCGGTACGTTTAGCGCGCAACAATAGCGGCCACAATGCGAGCGCGTCGGCCACCGGAATATTCGCGCCCCGGCTTGTTTGTATTTGCTCGCCCTTAATTCTTAATAGGGTATCGCAATAATTAAAATTATTTTGCGGCACATTCTCGCCCGCTTGCCATAAGGTCAGGCGCTCGCTTGCGTCAAGGGCGGCGGCCTTTTCATATTCAGCGCGGCGAATTGCGGCCTTTTCATTACGTTTTATTAGGGCTTCGCTGATATATTCGCGCGCTTTTTCTTCCGGTATTGTGGCCAATAGCCACGCCGGGCGGGCAATTTTTAACGCGTCACAATACGCGGCGGCCGCGCTTGTTTGCATATTTATTTCAACGGCCAAATTGCCGCGCGTCATTTTATGGGTTTTTTCGTCAAAATCTCGACGCAAGCGGGCGGCGGCGTTTTCCCATATTTTTAAATTGTGGTCAGCGTTGCGCGTTACATCGTCGCAATATATAACGGCATATTTTGACGGAATAGCGGCGCGAATAACGCCCTTATGCTTTCCGGTTGATGATGAATAGCCCCGGTTAGTGAATAAAACGATATCGCCGTATTCAGGCGCGAAGCGGGCAACCGGAAAATGACGGCCGTATGAATAGATCACGCCGCTTTCAAAAAATACGCGGCTTGCGCGGCCTTCATATTGTGATTGTGACGCCCAAATATGCGCGCATTCTGAATGGCTAGAAAATACAGTTTTCATATTAAAACCCCCCCTAAGATTGCGGCGGCAATCATGCCGCCAAGAATTGCGCCCATAATGCAAGCGCCCAAAAAATCCAAAACTGTTATTTTTTTGTTTTCCATTTTTGATACCCCTTATAGGTCATATTGTCAAAGTGTTGCGATAGCTAGATTTTACCCCCAAAACTTTTAGCCTGTAAAGCTATTTGTTGCAATATTTTTAAGTTATTTTTGCTTAGGGTTTACCCTAATAAAACTATGGGTCATAAGGTATAAAAACATAGCCCTAAAAAGGGCAATTTGCAGGGCGTCAAAATGACCTAGGTCAGATTGTCAGGCGGGCGGGTTTAAGGGTTTATTTTTAAGGGTTTGTAATGGGTCATAATTTTGCTTAAATTTTGAGCATATAGGTCATTGTTGGGTCATGCAAAAATAGGGCGTTGACCTATGGCAAGGGCTATATGGGGCGGGCTTGGGGTTAGTGTTATGGGTTAAATAGGTTATCGGATCTTATACACTCATAAACTTTTAATAATATACTGTATATATATACAGTAGTTATATTGCGGTACTGTAGGTATAGGTTTGCTGATTACAATTTAACCCATGTTTACGCAATGATAAGCGGCCATACTTTGGGGGTTAAGTGCTAAAAGGTGAATTTTGATCTCGCCGCCCTTTAGCTTTAAATTTTCAGCGCCCCGGCTATCAGCTAACAGTTTTCCCGCTTTATTCTTAATGGCAATTTGACCTATTATTATTTGACATAATACCGGTTATACGCAAGCCGTCAGCTTTAAGCAAAATCTATAGGGGGTTTTTTTGCCTATCAAAATCGAAAAAGGGGGTCATTACTTTATACCCACCGCATGGGGGCGCTTTTTAGAACACAGCACTATGCAAAAAAGTCTTTTACAAAACCCCAAAAAAATTTTAGGAAATTTAAAACTATGTTAGTAAGCACTAACTTAATAGCTAAAATCAACCAGTTTGCACTTTATAGGGTTTGTGCTAAGATCAAGCATCTTTAACTTTTAGGGGGTTCTATGCGTCGATTTACACCTGACCCTCTGTTCTATTCTATTGAGTACAAAGCTACCAGAATTAGAGCGACAGAAGATGAAATTGAAAGAATTTACGATGCCGCGTTCTGCGGATTAACCGGTGATACTTTGGCTATTAAGGCAGGGTTTCTACCTAAAGAATTTGCCATTTTGTGCCAATCTGACCCACAAGCAGAATTAGCGGCTATTCAGGGTAAAGCTGATAATGAAGCGCAAATTAGCACTGCACTCAATCGCAATGCTTTGGGCGGTGACACTAAAGCAGCGTTAGAAATACTCAAGCATAAGCATGGCTGGGTTGCTGCCAAACCAGAAGGTGAAGCCAATCAAGAAATTCGCATTATTGTGGAAAATACGCTACCTGATCCAACCCAGAAAAAATAATGGCAGATACCCGCAGGGTTAAATTACCGGTGTTACATTCAGGGCAAGAAGCCCTGTTTTTACAGCAAGAAAGGCTAAATGTCACTCGCTGCGGACGGCGCTGGGGTAAGACACGCTTTTTAGAATGGCTTGCAGCCAGAGGCGGAAGTAATGGCCTGTCCGTTGGCATTTTCGCGCCCGAACACAAACAGCTTGCCGAGCCTTGGGATCACCTGCGCGATATGCTTGATCCCATCGTCAAAAGTGCCAACCGCAATGACGGTACGATCAAATTGATCGGCGGCGGTAAGATCGACTTCTGGGCATTAAACGATAATGAACTGGCCGGGCGGGGGCGCGAGTATGACCTAACGCTGATCGACGAAGCGGGGTTCACCAAGTCACCTCAGATGAAAGAGGAGATTTGGTACAAGTCCATCAAGCCAACCATGCTGACAACTCGCGGGATTGCATGGGTATTCAGTACGCCCAATGGCGTAGACCCCGACAACTTCTTCTGGGCAGCGTGTAATGATGAAGGGATGGGCTTTAGTTCCTTCCATGCGCCTACCAGTACAAACCCTTATGTTCCGCTTGATGAGTTGGAACGCGAGCGCGTCCGCAACCACCCAATGGTGTTCCGCCAAGAGTATCTGGCCGAGTTCGTTGACTGGTCTGGAGTGGCGTTCTTCTCAATTGATAAATTGCTGGTAAACCAACAGCCAGTACCCTACCCTGATAGATGCGATGGCGTGTACGCCGTAATGGATTGCGCGGTCAAAGGTGGCAAAGAGCATGACGGAACAGCCATCGTCTACTGCGCGATGAACGCCCACTTGGGTATTCCGATCACCATCCTTGATTGGGACATCGTTCAAATCGACGGAGCGCTGCTCGAAACGTGGATTCCTAGCGTGTTCAGCCGACTAGAAGAATTGGCCAAAGTGACCCGCGCCCGACATGGCGTGGTGGGTACATTCATTGAAGATACGGCTGCTGGCTCGATCCTCTTGCAACAAGGCCGCAATCGAGGCTGGAATGTGCATGAGATTGATAGCAAATTAACGCAAGCGGGTAAAGACGAGCGAGCAATCAGCGTGTCGGGCTACTATCATCAAGAAAAAATTAAGATTAGCCAGTGGGCATACGACAAAGTAGTTAAATTTAAAGGCCAATCGCGCAATCACTTACTAAATCAATTGGCATCGTTTAGAATTGGGGACAAAGACGCCGCCAAAAGATCGGATGACTTATTGGACGCAGCGATATATAGTATTGCGATTGGTGTGGGCAACAAACTTGGGTTCTAAAGGAATAGATAATGGCCGAAATCAGCGTAAATAGCAGCAATTTACCTTCACAACTAATGCAACTGCTAAATGCTGATGCAATTGAGCCGGGTACACCTGCGGGCTACGAGCTTTGCAAAATCATCTTTGAATACCACCCGCTGTCAGCCAAAATCATTGAAAAGCCAATCGTATTGGCGCTATCCAAACCCCGCGTCATTACGGTGGATATGCAGCCAAAAGAAATGCTCATCAAAGCCTTTATGGATGAATGGCATAACCTAGATGTAACCAACATCATTCGTGACGTAACCTTTTTGAAGCGCACCTACGGCGTGGCCGCTGTAGTCTTTGGCGCTGAAGGCATACCGACTGACCAGCCAATTGATCCTTGGTTGTTGCCTGACTTAAATATCTACATTAATAAGCTCGATCCATTGAACTTGGCTGGTTCAACAGTCACCAACCAGAATCCGAACGCGCCTGACTTCCAACAGCCTAAAGCCTTTATTACTGCTGCCGGTCAACCGTATCACCCAAGTCGCAGTTGTATTGTGTTTAACAACACGCCGATCTATTTGGCATTCCAATCTTCAGGCTTTGGCTTTACTGGCCGTTCTGTATTCCAGCGCGCCCTGTACCCTCTCAAATCATTCGTTCAGTCAATGATTACTGACGATATGGTGACAACGAAAGCGGGTCTTTTGATTATTAAACAAAAAGCCGCTGGGTCAATTGTCAATCGGCTGATGCAACAAGCATCGGGTATTAAACGCGGATATCTACAACAAGGTACAACTGGTAACGTATTGTCCATTGACGTAGATGAAGATATTGAGTCTATTGACCTAAACAATACCGATACAGCGATGACTACCGCGCGCGACAACATTATCGCCAACATCGCTGCTGCAACTGACACCCCTGCCCTACTGCTTAAAGATGAAGCCTTTACTAATGCCTTCGCTGAAGGTACTGAGGACTCTAAAGCTATTGCCCAGTATGTCACTGGTATTCGTAATGACATGAGAAGCCTGTTTGATTTCTTTGACAAGATCGTAATGCACAGAGCTTGGAATAAGCAGTTCTTTGAGGCGGTGCAAAATAAGTACCCTGACATTTATGCCAATAAGACCTACGAGGAAACTTTCTACTTGTGGAAAGACGCCTTCAAGCCCTCTTGGGAAAATCTCATTGAGGAAACCCCAAGCGAGAAGGTCAAGATCGAAAAAGTCAAATTAGAGGGTATGACTGAAATGTTGCGTACCCTATTGCCAGTCATTAATCCAGAAAACCGAGCATTGGCGATTCAGTGGGCGCAAGACAACTTGGCTGAGATGCCTGAGATGTTCAAATCCACCATGCAGCTCGATATTGATGAAATTGCTGAGTACGAACCACCTGTACCCCTCTCCGCACCGACTGAGCCACCAAGTAAGGAATAAGCGTGACATTCTACGAATGCCTCACTGCGGCAATCAATGATTTCATGCGTTATGGCTTTGATAGCCAAAAACGCATAGATTCTTGGATAAAAAAGCTCCGAGAATCGGCTGTAAAATCACTAATTACAGAAAAACAGATGCAAAAAGATATTGAACGCTCTTTGCACACTGCTTTTAACCGTTTAGTGACCAAAGGCGGCCTTGTCAAAGAAGGCGTGGATAAGTTCACTGTTGAGAAGCTATCGCCTAAAATGCGGGCAGAATTAGACCGTCGCATCATGGCAAGCGCCAAATTGATCCAATTTAATCGCGAAGAAACGATTAGCAATACACTGCGCCGCTTCGCGGGGTGGGCTACCTCAATTCCGATTGGTGGAACAGAGGCCGTAGATAAAGTCGCAGAGAAAAAAGCCATTCGTAAAGATTTGGCTATGATGCCGTTCAAAGAACGCCGCGTTGTAATTGACCAGACTCACAAATTGATTGCTAATATTCGTGACATTGTGGCAGTTGATGGCGGAGCAATCGCGGGTAAATGGCATAGCAACTGGAAGCAATCAGGCTATGACTATCGCGAAGATCACAAGGAACGTGACCAGAATATTTATCTCATTAAAGGTAACTGGGCATCGGAAAAAGGATACATCAAGCCGATAAGTGGATATACTGACGATATTACGACTCCGGGCGAAGAGGTTTATTGCCGGTGTAGATATCAGTACATCTATCATGTCGGAAAGCTGCCAGAAGAAATGTTGACAGCTAAAGGTAAAGAAGCGTTACAATCCAAGAAAATTACATAGGGTTAACCCATGCCAGCAACCAGCCCCGCGCAAGAACGCTTAATGCAAGCCGCAGCTCATACTCCGGGTGGCTTTGGTGGCGTTCCTCAATCGGTTGGTAAAGAATTCACTAAAGGCGAAGATGAAGCGCAAGGTGAATGGCTGGAAAAAGTAGCTTTAGCTGAAATGATTAAGCCAGATGATTCAAAAGATATACCCGAAGAACCTACCGTATTGTCTACTCCTGAATTAGAGCTAAAAGAAGATTCTAGCCTCGCGCCCGCCCCCGCACTAATAGTGGCCGGTAAAGATGACGAAGATGATGGTGGCAACCGCGAAGGCTCTCATTTCGTATTAGATGCCGCAGTCCCAATCGCTCCACAAGCTGGCGCTGCTGGCCGCGCTGCTGGAATTATGTTTCTAACGCTTGAAGGCGAAACTTTATTGATGCGCCGCGGCAATGGCGGCGATTATCCCGGCACTTTTGGTTTGCCCGGCGGCCATCAAGAAGAAGGCGAAACATTAGAAGATGCTGCGCGCCGCGAAGCCCTTGAGGAAACTGGTCTAAAGTATGAAGGCGCTCTTGAGTTGCTTCACGATGACGGCCAGTTTGCTACTTACATTGCGCGCGAAGTACCTAAATTTGACGTACAGATTTGTGATGAATCAACTGGTTTTGTATGGTGCGCGCCCGACGATGCCCCAAGACCTATTCACCCCGGCCTAGAGTATTCATTCCGAATTGCTGGTGCTAAGACTGAGTTCGATGTAGCCCAGCTTATGCGTGAAGATATCCTTACAAGTCCCCAGCCTTATGCCAATATGCACTTGTTGGCTATTCGTATTACTGGCACTGGCTTGGCATACCGTTCATCTATTGGAGAACACGTTTGGCGTGACCCATCTTTATACTTGAACGAAGAATTTTTACAACGCTGTAATGGCCTAACAGTCATTATGGATCATCCTGAAAGCGCAGTTTTAACAACTGAAGAATTTAAAGATCGCGCTATCGGAAGTGTTATGTTGCCTTACATTAAAGGCGACGAAGTTTGGGGTATTGCTAAGATTTATGATGCGCCTGCAATGGAAGAAATTGCAAGAGGGTTGATACCCGGCGAAGAAGTTAGCACATCCCCGTCAGTAGTATTTGACAATACTGCTGGAAACACTACACTTACTACTGAGAATGGCGAGCCACTCTTGATAGAAGGTGTACCATTCCTTTTAGATCATATTGCTATCGTCACGAAAGCAAGAGGATCTAAAGGTGTATGGGACAAAGGTGGCGATGCTGCTGGAGTACTTTTAACTAACCCTGAGGTGTCTGATATGACAAAAGAAATGATTGAGCCAAAGGCAGATGCCCAAGGCGAAAAACTTGATGCAATCCTGCAAGCAATTGGCAGCCTAGCAACTCGCGTGGACAGCATGGAAAAGAATATGCCTGCTGAACCGTTGGTTACTGCGTCTGACAAGAAGCGTAAAGACGAAGATGAATCTAAATCCCGTAAAGACGAAGATGAAGAAGAAGCCAAAAAAGACGAAGATGAAGAAGCCAAAAAAGATTCAGAAGGCTCTAATCCAGTAGTTCATGGTCAAGCTGGTGAAATTAAGCCAGACGAAGATGCAAAATCTGACGAAGATGAAGAAGAAGAAGCTGCTAAGGCTGATGAAGAAGAAGCGAAATATGCTGACGCTCAAGCTAAAGCTGATTCCGTTCTTGCTGCTTTCGGCAAATCTGCTTCACGTCCGTTGTCTGGTGAGGCTTTGATGTCTTACCGTAAGCGTTTATTGCGTGGTTTACAGGCTTATTCCGATTCATACAAAGAAGTGAATTTGAATTCGATCAAAGATGCAAAATTATTGGCCTTGGCTGAAAAGCAAATCTTTGCTGACGCATTGGTAGCTGCTAAGTCACCAACAATGTTCGCTGCTGACCAACTCATTGAAATTAATGAGAAGGATCGTGCTGGTCGTACAATCACTAAATTCAAAGGCGCTATGTCTGCTTGGCTGGATGATTTTAAAGTCCCTCCTATGCGCGCGACACAGTTCCATACTTCTAACAACCAAAGATAAGGAATAAACCATGTCCGCACAAATTTCTTTAAATCCAATGGCTACAACCAATGCTAAAGGTCTATTTTCGACTAACAGCAATGGTTTTACCCAAGGTGATGCACAAGACGATCCAGCAGTTAAGTTTGCGTTAGCTGGTGGCGTTCTTAGCACCGAAGCCACTACTCCACTTTGGGGTGGTATTCCTGTTCAAGAATTTGTACCTGCAAGTGGTAGCGTTTTAGGCTCTACAATTTTGCAAGCTGATAGCGAAGCAGTACCACAAGCTATTTGCGTATTTAACCAAGCATTTGCTGGTATCACAACTCCTCAGTCTACTGCTCCTTTGTATTCCCCCGGCATGACTGTAAATTACTATCGTTTAGGCTCTGGCGCGCGTATTCCACTCGCACTCGATCCAGCTTCAGTAACTTTAGAAGGCGAATTAGTAAGCACAACCGTTTATTTTGATTACACAAATAACTGGTTAACAGCTTCTATTCCTTCAGTAGGACAAGCAGCTTTGCCTGTTAAAGTATTGAAACTTAGCACCAGTAATAACAAAACCGTTTCCTATAATGGGATGACAGGTAATGCTAACTGGGTTACCGATGGTTACGTTGCCTTAGTGCAAATTTAATAAAGGAAAATTACTATGTCAGGCTTCGCACCTTCATTTGTAACAGTAAATCCGCATTTCATGATGCCTGAGCTGATTATGCAGTACAGCTTGGCTTCTGGTGCTTTCACAACACTTGCAACAGAAAATCCAATGCCACGCCTTGGTGAAGCTGATTTGTATGTGTACGCTAAAAAAGTTCAGTTGACAACTCAGGTTTCAGCTAACCAATCGACTGCTAACCAATTGCCTAGCGCATCGGTTATTCCTTCGATGATGAGTACAGCTACTTATCGCCTTCAGACACGCGCTCAGTATGACAACTTCGATGAAGCTGCTACTGGTGCATGGGGCTACGCATTGCCACAAGCTATGCGTTTGGCTGCACGTCAAGGTATCGCTCAACAATTGCGTAACGCTCTCCTCTACGGCTACAACCCAGCTAACGGCGAAGGCTTGCTCAATACTGATGGCGCTACTACAGCTAACTTAGGCGCTGATACCAATGGTAATGTTGGTTACAGCACTTGGGATAGCGGTCAGCTTGCTCAATATATGTTGAACATGATTGGCGCTTTGAAGGTTCGTACACTTCAAATCGGTCAACCATTGCGCTTGGTTTTCCTTGCTCCTCAGCGTTTTATTAGCCAAATCTCTTACTCTGGCGTAGTGTCCTTGACACAATTCCAACGTATCGGCGCTGGTGTTGAAACTGCTGCTGGCTTGGTAGAAACAGTTGCTCAGTGGGCAGGTGGCGATGATGTATCTTTTGCTGCTGATGACACTTTGATCGGTCAAGGCGCTGGCGGTACTGATGCTATTTTGTTAATTGCTCCAGAATTAAAGATTCCTAAAGCAAACAACAACATTAACACCAACGTATTTGCTACTTTGACACCAAATATGACAGCAACTTCATTGATGTTGACAGACGTATCAGCTCCAACTGAAATCCCTACTCCAATTGCTGACGGTGGTATTACTACACTGTACACAATGCGTAGCACTTCAGGCTGGGGTATCCGTCCAGAAGCATTGACGATTCTTTCCGCTGCATACTAAGCATTAGCTTTAAAACAGAAAACCACCTTCCGGGGTGGTTTTTTGTTATAGTAATAAAACATCGTGTGATGCCGATACGTTTTCTATGGGGAGGCCGGGGGTTCAAAAGACCCCGCATCATCGGTTTCCCCACCCCTTTTGGGAGAATTAAATGAAACTTTATGTAGCCAACTGTAGTAAACAGGAACATCTTTTTACCTATATGCTTCCTGAAAATCCACGTCCTTTTTCCCATAGCATCCGCGCGGGAAGCCAAATTGAGATTACTGGCAATCAACCTGAGATTGACTCAGTGGTTAGCCAGCACTCTATTTACGGCCTCATGGAAGCGAAAAAGGTTAAAAAAGGCTTTGGCGCTCTTTGTTATGCGATTGATAAACCAATCAGTATTGAAGCTATCCAAAATGGCTTTACTCAATCTGAGCAAGAGATGGTTGACCGCGCCCAACAAGCTCGTAATGCTACCGCTGCTGCTGCCGATCAAATTTTGCAAAATAAAGCCCAAGAAATGGGCTTAAAGCAAAAATCTGGTTTGGAAGTAGAAATCATTGAAGATAAGAAGAATGCAGCGGATAATGAGCCTAAGTTTAATCAGACCATTGAAGTTGTCCGCGAAGGTGTACAACCAATCAAAGGACGAGGCCGCCCAAAAAGCAGATGATTTTTAGATAATCCAAAGGTACAATGCCCCTATGACAAGTCCAATTACTTCACCTCCATCATTAGCCGGGTTTGAAAACTGGACTAGAGCTGTCATGGGGCTTTCTACCATTGTGATGCCGGTCAATGCGCCCGGCTATGCGTATGCGTATCAGGTAGCTTTAGACCTCGTTCCTTTGGATTTTGCTAAGATGTCCCCAGATATTTACACTTTAACGGTGTACAACATGGGTGGTAGCTTACTGATTCAATGGCAGCAAGATCAGCCCGGACAGACATATTTTGAAGATTTACGCAGAGATTACAACATGAATGGCTTTGTTGCCGGTGTTATTAGCTCTGCTTCTGATGTATCTACTAGCCAAACTTTGGCTGTAGGCCAAGGCTTACAGAATTTAGATTTAATTAGTTTACAAGCAATCAAAAACCCTTATGGCCGTCAAGCTATTGCCTTTATGCAAAGCCTCGGCACTTTGTGGGGATTGTCTTAATGAAATTGCATTTAGGTGTTATTGAAGTTCCAGAACCAGAAGGCGGTACATCTTATACCGTAGGTAAGGATTTGGAGGAACGCTATGGCGTTTTTTCGATGTTTTACAACACTTATGAGAAGTTCATTGCTAAAGAATTAGAGGAAGATGCTGGGCGCGCATTAACAAATATGTTAAATGGCAACCCAATAAGTGACCCCTTTGGGAATGCTACTGAAGAAATTGATAATAAATTTCATTACTTCATTACATCCAAAGAAATCGAACAAGTTGCTGGCCAATATGGTGAGCAAGGTATTCCAACCCAAGCGGCTTTGGAAGGATTAACCCTTAGAACTGCTGGCGGTAAAACCGTAGGAAAAGTTCGTAAAGGTCAGAAATTCAAGAAAGTACAGGGCGCTCGCCGTCCGTCCTTTATTTATTCTGGCGTATTTGAAGCCTCTCTTAAAACATGGGTTAGCACATGAGCGCTATTGAAGCCGCGGGCGGTAAAGGACAACTTGCCTCTGGTTTGGCGCAAGGCGTCAATACAATTTCAGAAAATCAGACCGTTAATTTTACGCTCTATGTGAAAATGGTTTTGCCCCTTGACGGATATGTATTTTGGGTAAATGCCAGCCTTTTGACTGATTCGGCGCTTTATAACGCTACCCAATATAACCGTTTGGAATACGACAATCCGCCAACTCCGCTTCCTAAGCGGCAAATAACGGCTCAAGGATCGTTGCATTATGCGACTGAAGTAAATCAGCTTGAAGATCGTCAAGCATCATTTAACGACATCATTTTTACTTCTTTGCAGCCTATTACAGACTTTAATGAAGTAAATCCTTCATTGATGTATGTCGGTACTTTTGAAAGCATGAAGTTTGCATTTAACACCAGAGCCAACTTTTATAAGGCTGCTGATCTTTATCATTATCGCGGCCATGCTTTGTATTCCATCATGGATACTCAACTTATTGATTCCATGACCGGATTCGATACCGAAAATGTTATTGTATCCAATAGCTTACCAATCTGGCTGACTTTGAATCAATACTTCCCAATGTACCCTTCATATTTGGTAGGGCAGAATATTGCCCCTCCATACGCATCGGTAGATATTGATCCAAGACAGACCATTGCTTTGCAATCTGCGCCATTAATTACGCGAAATAGCTCCCATTACCAGTTGGTAAAGGATACGGTTAAGATTACAATATATGGAACTCGGAACTACAATGCTTTGGATTTCCAAGACTATGTGCTTCAATACAGTATTGATACTGACAATATTGGCTTGCTCAATATGCCGGTAATTCAAGACGAAAAAGTTACGCAGTCGGATTTCGGAATTATTGCAATGAAGAAAAGTATTACCTTTGAAGTAAGTTATTACCAAAGCCGCGTTCAAGATATAGCTCGTAAGTATATCGAACACGCATTTATTAGCGTTACCCCAGCAGTCAACCCAACCTAGTGTAAAAAAGGAGTTTCAAATGGCAATTACCTCAAACCCAACCATTCAAAATGGCGCTGTTTCAGTTGGAACAGGCACACATTCATTTTTAAATATCACAACTACAACAGTTATTAAAACCACTCCGGGTCGTATTTGTACTGTTAATGTACTTATCGCTGGATCATCTGTTGGTACTGTATTTGACCATGCTTCAACAAGCGGTCTTGTAACAGCTAATTTAGTAGCCGTAATTCCTGAAACTGTTGGGACTTATGTAATTGATTTCCCATGCGGCGTAGGAATTACTATTACTCCTCCTCCAACTGGCACTGTTTCTGTTAGCTTCAATTAATTAACTAGGGGGCGTATATGCCAAATATTGTCAATGTATCAGTCACACAGCAAGTAGCTAGTGCGCCTTCTCAACTGCAAAGAACAGGCGCGTTAGTTTCTCAAGGTGCGACTACTTTAGCCGCTGGTACAACTCAATTAATTACCCAATTAAGCGATTTGAGCAGCATTCTTACTGGTTCAGTTGATATCACTTCAATGGTATGGGCAACTAACGTAGTTACTGTAACTACAACTACTCCTCATGGTATTCCAAGTGGCGAAACAGTTTTAGGCGTTATCGCTGGTTGTAGCCCTGTTGGGTATAACGGCACTTTTGAAGTTACTTCAACTGGTACTAATACCTTTACCTATCCATTAACTGGTGATCCGGGTTCTTTAGTGACTCCGGGTGTTTTCACTTTGGAAGATGTATCTGAGTTGGTTGCTATGGCAACTACCTTCTTTGCCCAAGGCGCAAACTTAGCTGTTTACATTCTTGAGCTTGGCGCTGGTAGCCCTGCTTCTGGCGTAACTGTTTTGACCGCCTATTTAATCAATCCTACCGTAAAATTCTATAGCTATCTTTTGCCTACATCTTGGGATACTGAATCAACTGCGGTAGATTTGTTTAAAGAGTATGAAGGCACTACAGCTCAGACTTACTTCTATGTATCGTCTACTTTAGCGACTTACTCTGCTTGGACAGGTATCAAGTCAGTATTCTTGACTTTACCAAGCCCTGTTGCACCTAAAGTTGAATTTAGCGCCGCTGCGATTTTCTGGACAACTTTGAGCTATGACCCAAATGCCAGCAATTTAGCACATCCGCTATCGTTCACTTATGTGTATAGTGTAACGCCTTATGTTTTGACCAATACCCAACAAACTTTACTAAAAGCTGCTGGTGCTAACTGGATCGGAACTGGCGCTGAGGGTGGCATTAGTAATACCATCATCCTCTGGGGTACGTTCATGGATAAGTATCCATTCAACTACTGGTATTCAGTTGATTGGCTCTCTATTAACGTCGCACAAGCCTTGGCTGCCGCGATCATTAATGGTAGCAACTTACCTACAAATCCTTTGTACTACAACCAAGCTGGTATCAATACTTTGCAGAAAGTGGCTCAAGCTACTGTCAACAACGGTATTTCTTTTGGCTTGATTCTTTCTCCAGCAAGCGTAGCCGCCGTATCGTTTACCACTTATGTTGGTCAGCATCCGGGCGATTATGCAACTGGTACTTACAACGGATTAAGCGTAACTTTCGTACCATTGCGTGGCTTCACGTCGATTACGATCTACTTAACCGCATCTAACATCCCTGTCTAGGAGTAAACAATGTCTAATCCACAAGTTGTACAAGGTACATTAAATAGACTACTAGCCAGTGTAGTTTATGCAGATTTTCCCCAGTTGAACGTAACTTCACCATACTTGGCCAAGGAAGCAATTTCTCTTGGCTTTGATGGCGATACATCACAATTGATTGGTACATTAACTGGCGCTGTTACTAGCCCTGAGCCGTACATTTATGGAACTGCAACAATCCATCTATTGCGTACTCAGTCTTTAGGTAACGCTTATAAAACCCAAATCGAGAACAATACGACTATGGGTTCAGTAACCGTTTATCCTGATTCAACAGCTCTATCCGCTTTTCAATTGAACAACTGCGTATTGCAGAGCGTTCAAGAAGTGGCTTTCGATGGCACAACTGCTGGTTTAATTATCCGCTTGCGTGGCATCTACTCTATCAACGCAACTCTATTTGCAGCGTCTTAATAAAGGATAAAAGTGAAAATTGATCGGAATTTGAATTTAGTGATGCAAGTTCAAACCGCCAAGAATGGAACAGTTCATGTACATTCGGCATCTATAGGCAGGTCGGTTTTTGAACAGTTTTATCTGGAATTAGGCAAAGTATTTAGCCAATGCTTTGATAGTGTGAATCAAGCGCATTTAGCTTTATCTGCGCCCCAACTAGCTTACCCAGCCCTAAAGTCAATTGCGACTAAGGCGGGGAACTGGGACGGCGCAGGTGGGGTTAAATTCGGTCTGGTCAATGAGATTGTTCGTTTGACCAACGTATTAGTGGCAACTGAAAAAGGTTGGGAAACTTTGCCTTTAGATGTAGCAGTTAAACGTGAAATATTAGATGAAGATGAGGAAGCTGAGGTTCTCAGTTCGCTAGTTTTTTTTACAGCAATCTCCAAGGTCGCGCCCAAGGATTTAAAAAATTCTTTCTTGGAGATGGCGGGAGCGCTAAGGAACTGGGAACTTACCTCATTGGACTCTATGGAGTATCAGAATGGTTTACCGATATTGACCAAAAAAGAGCCTATTGGAAAGAAAGCGAAGGAATCGTCGCTTATCTCTTAGACTATTTTAGCAATGCTGGTTTCAGTGAATTTATGAAGGAAAATGGCGGAAAGTGGATCGACGTAGAAGAATACCGAAACCGCCATATAATTAGAGCGATCAATAATAAGTCAATTTTTTAACCAACTGGAAAGAGAAACATGGCAACAAAGTCGGTTATTGAGATTGACATTCTTGACGAGAAATTTCAAGCGTTTGCAAAAGAATTTGATAAATTGCAAAAGGCTGTTAAAGCCACGTCTGCCGACTCTAAAAAAATAAGTGAAGAAGCTGAAAAAGCGGGTTCTAAATTTCAGAGATATTGGAAGCAATTAGCTGACCAGCAAAAGACTTTTAATAAAGAATTAAAAGATAGCGCCACAGGCTTAACCAATGTTGAGCGTACAACAGCCAACATTGCTCGCAATATGGCCTCTAGCGCCATCTCTGTTGCTAAATGGCTGACCTTAGGTGCTATCGGCGGTGGCTTTGGTTTAGGCGGCTTGGCTGCCAGCGCCAGCGATGTACGCCGTCAAGCACAAGGCTTTGGCGTATCTACTGGGCAGCTCCGCGCAGCCAACGTAAACTTTGGCCGATATATCAACCCTGAAGCCGCTTTAGGTAATATTGCAGATATTCAATCCGATTTATCCAGACGGCAAATTTTAGGCCGTTTAGGCGGCGCACCGGGTCAGAACCCAGCCGATATGTTGTCTACAGTAATGACCAATGCAGTCCGCCAATTTAAGGCTGGTGGCCAAACCTCTCAATTTGCTGAAGCTATGGGGCTAACCCAAGTATTTAGTTTGGAAGAATTACGCCGTATGTCTAGTTTGACTGAAGATGAATTAAAGAAAACAATTGACCAATTTAAGGCCGATAGAGAATTATTGGCAGTCGATGACACTACTAGCCGCGCATGGCAAGATTTTTGGGTTCAGTTAAAACGCTCTGGCAATACAATTGAAACTTCTTTCATAAAGAATTTGAAGGAATTAACGCCTGAATTAATTAAGATATCAGATGCCGTTGCTAAGGCTTTAGACGCTTTCTTAGGTAGCGATAGGGTAAAACAGGCTTTAGATGACTTTGCCAAATATCTTAGCTCACCTGAATTTAAGCAAGATGTTGGCGTATTCTTAACAGCCCTTAAACGTCTAGGCGAAGCTACTTACAATGCTGCAATATTCTTTGGCTTGATTGATAAAAAAGCTCAAGTAACGCCGGCTGAAGTTGAAGATACGCGTAAAACATTGCCTTTTTGGATGCCGGATTATGCTGTAAAAGGTGTAGCCCAAGATCGCAAAGATAAGCGCCTACAGGCTATTGACTACTTTACTAAGCAAGGTTGGACTTCAACTCAAGCTATTGGCTTGACGGCTAACCTTGAAAGAGAAAGTGGTTTTGATCCTAAAGCCCTCGGCGATAGCGGCAAAGCTATGGGTATTGCCCAATGGCATCCAGATCGTCAGGCTGAATTTGAAAAGCTGTTTAAGCACAGTATTAAAAATTCCACTTTTGAAGAACAATTAGCTTTTGTAAACTATGAGTTACAAAACAATGAACGTGATGCGGGCGCGCAGCTAAGAAGGGCAACCAACATCACTGAAGCTACTAGGGCGGGTATCGCCTATGAACGGCCTCGTAATCCAGATCAGGAATTGGCTGATAGATTGCGGATTGCCCAATCTATACAGTTGAACGTGACTACTTCTACAGGCGCAGATATTAACGCTAATGCAGCCGCAGCACCGGGAGCAAATAACAGATGACCACTTTAGTAAAAGACATTTTTAAAGCGGCGTATGAGATATCGCCGATCATTTTGCAAAATGGCTTGGCTCAGTTCATGCCGGGCAGTGTATTGCCAATTACGCTTTTGACCGAAATTATTGATATCCCCGGCCTTCAGAATAAAGAGTTTTTTGCTCATTACAAGCCTTTGCCCGGCAGTACCTTAGAAGAATGGGCAGTAGCCGAGTATCCCTTTGCCAATTTGCAAATGGCCGCTAATGCGGTCATACAGATGCCGTTGAAGATTTCTCTGCTCATGGTATGTCCAGCTCAAAACGGCGGTGGCTACCCCCTAAAACAAGCGATTATGACCGCTTTCAAGACTGCGCTTGACTCCCATATTTTGGCTGGCGGTAGTTTCACTGTTATTACCCCCGCGTACACCTATACCAATTGCTTACTAACCAATCTACGCGATATCAGTAGCCCAAGTGATAAGCAAGTTCAATTGATGTATCAATGGGATTTTGTGCAGCCTTTGATTACCCAATCAGGCGCGCAACAAGTCTTGGGCAACCTGATGAATAAATTTTCTAATGGCCTACCAATTAGCGCAACCAATCTAAGCTGGGCGGAAACCCCACCTATAGATATTAATTCTTTTGCGGATTAACTATGACTACGCTAATTAACTTTAATCCTTCGTCAACTGCAAATTTTCAATTCAATCCAACTTTGGATGGAATTACTTATGTAGCGATTTGCACTTGGAACGCCTATGGCCAACGCTATTACATTTCTATTTATGACAATGCGCGCAATTTGATTTTTAGCCGTCCAATTATTGGGTCACCTAATGAAGCGGATATAAACCTGCTTTTTGGCTATTTTACAACTTCAACGCTGCTCTATCGTGTAAGCAGCCAAAATTTTGAGATAACCCCATAATGCGTTTTTATGAAATTGCCATAGCCCCAATTTCGGGTAAGCCAATTACTTATTCAACGCTAAGTAGCTCAAGAACCAATAATGGGGCTGCGCTGCGAGTGGAGTTAGACCTTTATCAGCAGCTTTATCATCAAACAGCGCAAAATAGCTGGCTTAGAATCTATGGCATCTCGTATGCAGATATCAGTCAAATTTCAAATTTGAATCCTGACTATCAGGCCAATAATTTTGCCAAGATTAAGATTTCAGTAGGTATGACTAAAGGCTTGCCTTTTGCCCAGCCGTCCCAAGCGGGCTTAGTAATTGATGGCGTGATTTTGCAAGCCTTTGCCAATTGGCAAGGTAATGAGATTAGCCTTGATTTGGTGGTTGGCTCGGCTATTGGATCACCAGTTAATCCAGTGAACTTACCTTGGACATGGACAAAAGGCGATACATTAGAATCAGCCATTCGGACAGCTTTTGGCATTGCTTATCCCAATGTACCAATTAGCGGTACTCTTAGCCCAAATTTAATCTATACCGAAGATCAAAAAGGTAAATACGATAGCTTAGTGAAATTCTCAAAGCAAATGTATGATTACAGCAAAGCCATCATTACAGATAAAAGTTATTTAGGGGTAGGGATTACCCTAACACCAGATGGTTTTAATTTAAGCGATGGTACAGCTAAAACGGCAACGCGAAACAATATTAAATTTACCGATATCATCGGAAACTTGACTTGGCTTAACGTAAGCGAAATCCAAGCCAAGTTGGTCATGCGAAGCGATTTGAACGTCAATGATTACATCACGTTTCCAAAAGGAACACCAACAACCAACATTATTAATAGTTTTTCTCAGAATCGAGATAATATTTCTTTTCAAGGCGTATTTCAAATTAGTAAAATCCGTCATGTTGGAAGTAGTAGACAAGCTGATGCTAATAGTTGGGTAACTGTAGTAAATTGTGTAATACCAAGCCCACTACCATCTGGAATTCTATAAATGAGTTTAGCCCAAAAAGTCCCTTTTGCCGTATCGCTTAATAATACGGTTGAACGTCAAATTGAGGATCATCAACAAGGCCTTGGTAAGATTTTGCCTTGTTCCGTTGTGGCCGTAGATGGCGCAATCGTAACGGTCAACTTTGAAGTAGATAGTGAAAACATCACAATTCCTCCAGTAACTTGTCCAATTGCCGAAAGCGAATATACCCGCTTACCTGTACAAATCGGCGATAAAGGTATCTGCATTGCAGCCAATACGAGGCTAGGCGGCATTTCAGGACTTGGATTAGGGTTAGCCCCCTTGAGTAGCCCAAGTAACCTTGGCGGCCTTGTTTTCGTACCAATTAGCAATAAGAATTGGTTTACTGTAGATGGTACATATTTGGTTCTTTATGGCATCAATGGCGTTGAAATAACTACCAAAGACCAAGATGTAAAGCTGACTTTAAATCACGATGGAATTATAATAGACCTTGCTGGCGGTAATTTAATTGTAAATAATGGCAATACCACAATGAACGGTAATTTGACGGTTAATGGCCTCATTACTGGCAATGATGGTTTTGCAATCAGTGGCGGAACTGGCGGAACTATGAACGTAACTGGAAATATCAATCAAACTGGTAACTTCACCCAAACTGGCACACTTACAAATAATGGTAAAGCTGTCGGTAGCACTCATACGCATGGTGGGGTACAAACTGGTGGTGGTACTACAGGAACGCCAACATGAGAACTTACGGTAAAACTAATACTGGGCAATGGGTTCAAGTTAATGAAATTGGCTATATTTGGCTGGCTACATTGGCTCAAACTTTGCGTCTTAACCAGAATGAAAGCCCTTTTTATGGGAACTACGGCCTTCCAGCCCATGATTCTGTAATGAGTCAAATTGCACCGGACGCTGCGGTTAACAGAACGCAATCTCAGTATGCGCCTTATTTCGCTACTTTGACTGTTGTGAAACAACTAAACGCAGCCAATCCGACTTACAATATCTCAGCAATTTTCCAAAATGGAACAGTCGTTCAATCACAGGTGGCAACATAAATGAGTACATTGACAAGCGCAGGTGCAGTTACAACCGATCCTACCGTCATTCGTGATGAATTAGTTGCTGTTGCTACTACACTATCCCCCGGCCTTACAGCCAATCTTCCCGGTTCTTTAGTTGAAGATATGGCGTCTACGGCTGCGGGTGCAGCAGTTATTCAAGATCAGGCCTATGTTGATTTGATTAACTCTATTAGCCCTTACACTGCCAATGCTTTCTTGCTTTATCAATTAGGCGCGGTCTATGGTGTTGAACGCGGCATAGGCGCAAATACTTCTGTTTATGTAACTTTTATTGGCGATGCTGGTTTTGTAATCCCAGTAGGTTTTACTGTATCCGATGGTACGCATCAATATACCGTTCAAGATGGCGGCATCATTGGAACTTCTGGCCAAAGCGCAGCTCTCTATTGTTTGGCTGTCCAGCAAGGTTCATGGGCTGTTCCAGTAGGCACTGTCACCCAAGTTGTTACCTCTATTCCGTCTGGTATCACTGTTACTTGTACAAACCAAGTCACCGGTGTCCCCGGCCAAGCAGCTCAAACTTTACAAGCCTATCAAGCTCAAGTAATTCAAGCTGGACAAGCAGTATGCCAAGGCACACCAACATTGCTCAAAACTTTGCTAGGCCGCATTTCTGGCGTTCAGCAGCGTTTGATCGCAATCAAGGCTTCTGGTGACTTGTATACCATTATTGTCGGCGGCGGTGATCCTTATGAAGTGGCCAACGCCATTTTTAAAGGTTTGTTCGATTTAGGCGATTTAATTGGCTCGGTATTGTTGGCAACGTCTATTACGAAGGCCAATCCGGGCGTAGTAACCACCAACTTAAATCATGGCTATGCTACTGGCCAAGTAATTCAAATTAGCGGATCAGCCGTTACAGCCTACAACGGCACTTATACTATTACGGTTCTTTCCGAAACAACTTTCAGTCTAGGGGTAAACACTACTAGCTATGCCACTTATACTGGCGGCGGCGTGGTCACTCCAAACTTACGCAATATCACTGTATCCATTAATGATTATCCGGATACTTATCAAATCACGTTTGTAAGCCCACCGCAGCAAACCGTCAATATTGCTTTGACTTGGAATACAACTTCAACCAACTATGTATCCCCAACAGCAGTGGCTCAACTAGGCCAGCCCGCCTTGGCAAACTACATTAACAGCATTTATGTCGGCCAGCCAATCAACGTATTTGAATTGCAAAACGTATTTCAGACAGCAATCGCAGCGGTTATTCCGCCTCCATTGCTTTCACGCATGGTCTTTACGGTAGCAATTAACGGTATTGACGTACCGCCAGACGCCGGCACAGGCCTGATTTATGGCGATCCTGAGTCTTACTTTGAAACAAACAACGCTTCTATTGTTATTACTCAAGGCTAATAGATGATTAGCAAGATTCTTCCTAGCTATCTATACCAACAATACAATGGTGATCCTGATTTAGAAGCGTTTTTCACCGCCTATAATGAGCTATCACAAAGCAATCTAGATAAGATAAACACGCTAAATCTACCGATTTACACTACTAAGAGTGGTGTTTTATTGGAGTGGATTGCTTTAGGGCTATATGGCTTTACCCGCCCTGTATTACCAAAAGGGGATTATTTCGATAAAGGCGTTTATAACACCATTCATCTAAATGAAGTCCCCTATAACCAAAATGTGCGAATAGCCCCTACTGACTTTTATCAAGTCACCGACGATATTTTCAAGCGTTGCATTACTTGGAACTTCTATAAAGGCGATGGCTTTCAGTTTACGATCAACTGGCTAAAACGCCGCGTAGCTCGCTTTTTGTCTGGCGTTAATGGCGTATCTCACAATATTGACGAAACCTATCAAATTAGCGTCACTATGGATGCTATGGATGTAGTCACAATTCGTATTGCGCCCGGTGTCAGCATTAAGAAGGGCGGAGCGCTTTTAGATAGTTTTGATTTGAATGAAGTGCCATTAAACGCGCCAACTTTATATACCCCATTAATTCCTACCGATCTAGCTCCAATTTTGGAATCTGCCATTAAGGCAGGTGTTTTACAGCTCCCAATCGGCTATACTTACAACGTAACTTTCTAAGAGATTTGCGATGACTATTCTTTTATTTGCTAATAATGCTAAATCAACTCTAGCCGCGCCTCTCTCTAGCGTATCGACTACTGCTGTCCTTGCTTCAGGTACAGGCTCATTATTCCCTTCTCCTACTACTGGACAAGGCTTTAAGATGACTTTTGTGGATAATGCCACTGGTCTTTTGAACGAAATCGTATTGGTGACAGCTAGATCAGGGGATACCCTAACTATTGTTCGCGCTCAAGAAGGCACTACTGCTCAATCTTGGCTGGCGAATGACTTGGCTGGAATGTATTTCACTGCTGGAAGTATTCAGAATAACATCCAGCTTGACCAGTATCAGAATGGTACTTATGACTTTGCAATTGCAACCGGCAGCGCTAACGCCTTAGCCGCTACGATTCCATCGAATTTATCAACCATTCCTACCAATTTCACCTTTACCTTGCAAGCTGCGTCTACCAATACCAGCGGTGCAACATTGGCTTTAACCATTGGTTCTACGCTTTTAGCAACCAAAGCAATCGTTAAATCCAATAACCAGCCTTTAATTGCTGGCGATATTGCAAGTAGTGGATATCCAATGTGGATGGCGTGGAGTCCTGTCTATGATGCTTATGTTCTTTTGAACCCAGCGACAGGTGAATCTTCTGCGTTAAGCCCAGCTCAATTGCAAGAACAGTTCTATACCTATGCTACTGCTACCGGCGCATCAGATACTATCGCGGTAACAATTCTTTCAACTTTGACTGCGCTATCTGACGGCTTGTTCTTGATGTTTAAGGCGGGCTTTGCCAACGGTACGACTACTCCAAATTTAACTTTGACTTTGGGCAGCACTGCTACAGCCACGACTACTATCGTCAAGGGTAACAATCTGCCACTATTGCCCGGCGATATACCCGGCGCTGGCTATGTTTGTGAAATGATCTATAGCAGCGTGTATGGTAAGTGGATTTTGCTAAACCCATTCTTTAACCCAGCGTCTTTGGGGTCAATGGCAGCTCAAAATTCTAATGCGGTAAGCATTACTGGTGGCGCGATTTCAGGTCTTGTACCTCCTTTAGCAGTTGCCTCTGGCGGCCTTGGCACTAACACTTTGACGGCTAACAATGTCCTTTTGGGCAATGGCATTTCTGCACCGCAAACCGTAGCGCCTTCAAACGTAGGCAATGTTCTAACATCTAATGGTTCTACTTGGACTTCACAAGCGCCAGTGCCAGCGCAAGTAATCGGTTCTACTTGGACTGATGTAACAGGCTCACGATCACAAGGCGTTACTTATACTAATACCACTGGTAAATTTATTCAAGTTCAAGGTAACTTTGGTTGTAATGGCGGTGGTCAAGGATACATTTATATCAATGGCGTTTTAATTTCTCATTGGGCTGCACAGTTTAACGGTTGCGGCGGCTACTCAGTTAATATGCCTTGTATTGTGCCTCCCGGGGCTACTTATATGCTGGCTAATATGGGCGGCGGCGCGCTAGGTTGGTACGAGTTAATATAAGGATAAATGATGAAACACTATAAAGGTAAAGATGGTCTTGTTTATGCTTATGCAGCCGATGGCTCGCAAGATCACGCTATTCCTAAAACTCATAAGCTAATTACCGATAAGCAAAAAGACAAATTAGTTGAAGCTCAAACGCAAGCTATGTTTGATGCTCAAGATTACTATCGTAAACGTCTTTATAGCTATCCAGAATTAGGCGAATTTGTAGATGCTTGGGTAAAGCAAGATGATGCGGCACTAGAAGAATACAGACAAAAATGTTTAGCTATAAAAGCTAAGTTTCCTAAACCAAAAGGATTTTAATTATGACTACAAATTACGGTAGCCCAATCACCGGCACACTTACTACTACTACTGCAATAGTTAATGTAGTGGCAACTCAATATCCAATGTCAATTGCATTAAACACTACTGATAGCGGAAAAAAGATTGAGTTTTCTTTTGATGGCGCTAATTACTACACTGCAACACCAACTGGGTCAATGACCGGCCAAATTTATTATGTCTTGAATTTTCCAGTAAAAACCGTTAAATTCACTGGTGTAGCAAACGATACCTACAGCATTTTGTAAAAAGTCTAGGAACTTTACATGACCATCCTTCTATTTGCTAATAATGCTCAGACTACCCTAGCAGCCCCGATTTCATCGGCGGCTACTTCTTGCGTTTTAGCAACTGGTACAGGCGCAAAGTTTCCTAATCCTAGCGCAGGTCAAGGTTTCAAAATGACCTTCACCGACGCGGCTACAGGCACACTTGATGAGATTGTGCTTTGTACTGCGCGGTCTGCTGACGTATGCACGATTGTTCGCGCTCAAGAGGGTACTACAGCCCTTGGATGGACTGCGGGCGATATTGCTTCTAACTATTTCACAGCGGGCGCTGCCGGCTCTTTTGCTCAGATTACCACTAATACACCTACAGTCACCAAAGTGACTAATGCGTTCTATTCGCAAACAACAAGCGATACGACTTTAATTATTGAAACGGCGTTTGATGTCGTATTGACACTTTTAAACGCGGCGGCCTATTACGGTACAACATTGTGGATTAAAAATCCGAACGGAAACACGATCACTAGCGCGTCTGGTAATGTAGTTCCTTCTGGAACAACTACCGCTGGCACAGCGATTTTAAGTAATGTGGTTGGCACTTCATGTCTGTTGCAATCGGATGGAGTATATTGGAGCGTAATTTCTACTTCAATCCAGCCATCAGGATTCTAAATGACAATCCTACTGTTTGCGAACCAAGCTCAAACTACTTTAGCTTACCCTGCTACTAGCACTGCAACAACGCTTTATGTCGCGGGTGGTACGGCAGCCTACTTTCCGAATCCCGGTGTAGATGAAGCCTTTAAGCTCACTTTAGTTGATGCGTTAAACAGCCTCATCGTTGAGATTGTTTTGGTTACCGCCGTTGTTGGCGATGCGCTGACTGTCGTTCGCGGCCAAGAAGGTACAACGCCTAGAGCTTGGAAGGCTGGCGATTTTGCAGTCAACTTAATGACTGCTGGCACTGGTGATGCGTTTGTTCAATTCCCACAATTATTGACTGGTGAACTGTCAGCTTATTTTGATAATATGCGGACTACTACAGGTCAAGTTGACTCTGTACCAGTAAATCCTACTGACTTAGTGAATAAGGCTTATTTAGATAGCGTCATTGTTGGCTTTAGCCCAAAACCAGAATGCCAGTGCGCTACTACGCCATTGGAAGGAAACATTGATTTATCTGGTTTTCCAATTATTGATGGTTACCAAACTGTAGATCAAGATCGCGTCTTAGTTAAAAATCAAGACAATGCAAATTACAACGGCATCTATATAGCTTCATCTGGCGCATGGGCGCGAGCTGCGGATATGGCCGTCTGGGCTGAAGTCCCCGGCGCGTTTACTTTTATTATTAATGGCGGTGTAAATGCCAACACTGGCTGGGTAGCGATTGTTCCTGAAGTGGGCTACATCGACCATACACCAATTACCTTTACTCAATTAACTGGCCAAGGCAATTCTGGCTATTCTGGCTTCTCTGGCTATTCAGGCTTTAGCGGTTACTCTGGTTCAGGCATATCGGGCTACAGTGGCGAGTCTGGCTATAGCGGTGACTCTGGCATCAGCGGCTATTCTGGCTGGTCTGGTGAGTCTGGCTATTCTGGTATTAGCGGATATTCCGGAAGCGGTGTATCGGGCTATTCAGGCTTTTCTGGATATTCGGGTTCTGGCATTTCTGGCTATTCTGGTGAAAGCGGATATTCTGGTATCTCAGGCTATTCTGGCGATTCTGGCCTCAGCGGTTGGTCAGGCATCTCTGGTTATTCTGGTGACTCTGGCATCAGCGGTTTTTCTGGTGACTCTGGCATCAGCGGTTTTTCTGGTGATTCTGGTATTAGCGGCTATTCTGGATTTTCAGGCATCAGCGGTTATAGCGGAATTTCCGGCTATAGCGGCGAGTCTGGCTATAGTGGTATCTCTGGATATTCTGGTGATAGCGGGATTTCGGGTTATTCAGGACTTTCAGGCGAATCAGGATTTAGCGGTATTTCAGGCTATAGCGGATTCTCTGGAGAATCTGGTTACTCTGGATTTTCAGGTATATCGGGTTATTCAGGCTTTTCTGGTGAGTCAGGTTTCTCAGGTATCTCTGGTTACTCTGGCTTTTCTGGAGAGTCAGGCTATAGCGGCATCAGCGGCTATTCTGGCTTTAGCGGGATTTCAGGCTATTCTGGCATTTCAGGATATAGCGGAATTTCTGGCTATTCAGGCTGGTCTGGCATCAGCGGATACTCAGGCGCAAGCGGTATATCCAGTAGCTACTACTTCTATAAAGCGAATGCTTTAGCGACTAGCGGTGATCCGGGCGCTGACTATCTGCTTTGGAACAATCTAATACAAACTAGCGCGACTCAATTGAATGTTAGCAATCTAACAGCCAATAGCGTTGATATCAGTGTGTTCTTGGCTTTGCTGGCCACAACTGAAGAAGTAGTTATTCAAGATCAAAGCAATAGCGCGAATTCCCAAACGTGGAAAATTACCTCTACACCAACGAATGTGGGTAGCTATTTCACCATCCCAGTTTCCTTGGTATCTTCTACTGGATCAGGAACAACTGGCTTTCTTAATAACCAAGCTATTATTTTTGCGATTGCCAATGGTATTAGTGGCTTTAGTGGCATCAGTGGCTTTAGCGGCTATTCGGGTATCAGTGGCTATTCTGGATTTAGCGGAATTAGCGGTTACAGTGGTATTAGTGGATATAGCGGTATCAGTGGCTATAGTGGCTGGTCTGGTATTAGTGGCTATAGTGGCTGGTCTGGAATTAGTGGCTATAGTGGCTGGTCTGGCATCAGCGGTTACAGCGGTTGGTCTGGTATTTCTGGCTACAGTGGCTTTAGCGGCATAAGTGGTTATAGTGGCATCAGTGGCTATTCCGGCTGGTCTGGTATCAGCGGTTATTCCGGCAGTGGCATTAGCGGTTACTCAGGCTCAGGTGTATCCGGTTATTCAGGCTTTAGCGGTTACAGCGGCATCTCTGGCTATTCTGGTATCAGCGGTTATTCCGGCGCTGTAGGCGCTGGTGGAACTATTGGTAACTGGGGATCATTTTGGGATACTACAACCCAAACAACAACTGCCAATACTCCAACAGCAATTACTTTTAATTCTTATGATGCAAATAATACTGGAGTGTCGGTAAGTGGTTCACAAGTAACTTTTGCTAATGCTGGAACTTATAGCCTTACTTTTTCAATTCAATTTACTAATCACAGTACCGCTTTAGGCACTACACAAGTTTGGTTAAAGAAAAATGGCACAAATATTGCTGATAGTAATTCTCATTATGATGTGCCAGATAAACAAGGAAGTGCCTTTGCATCTGAAATATTAACTGTTAATTTTGTATTTAATGTTAATGCAAATGATTATGTAGAACTTTATTGGCAAACAACAAATACTTCTGTTTATTTAGAAACTTTAGCGGCTGGTGCAACCTATCCTGAAACTCCATCTGTAATATTTACTGCAACACAAGTAATGTATGGGCAATCAGGTTACTCTGGTTATAGCGGGAAGTCAGGCTACAGCGGTATTTCTGGCTATAGTGGCATCAGCGGATATAGCGGTATTTCTGGCTATAGTGGGTCTGGTATCTCTGGTTATTCTGGTAGCGGGATTAGCGGTTACTCTGGCTGGTCTGGCATCAGCGGATATTCTGGTTGGTCAGGCATTAGCGGTTACTCTGGTTGGTCAGGCATTAGCGGGTATTCTGGTTCTGGCGTCAGCGGTTACTCTGGATGGTCAGGTATTAGCGGCTATTCTGGCTCAGGCATTTCGGGGTATTCTGGATGGTCTGGCATCAGTGGCTATAGTGGATCAGGTATCTCTGGTTACAGCGGTTGGTCAGGTATCAGTGGCTACAGCGGCTCAGGCATCAGCGGCTATTCTGGCTGGTCTGGTATTAGTGGTTACAGCGGATCAGGCGTATCAGGTTATTCTGGCTGGTCAGGTATCAGCGGTTATTCTGGCTGGTCTGGTATCAGTGGTTATAGTGGCTCTGGTATCAGCGGATACTCTGGCTGGTCTGGTATTAGCGGCTATTCAGGGTCAGGTATCTCTGGCTATTCTGGATCAGGCATCTCTGGCTATTCTGGATGGTCTGGTATCTCAGGCTACAGTGGCATTACGCCAGTAGTTGCAACCAATACTACAACCAATCCAACTTATCTTGTATTTGTTGCGGGAACATCGGGAAGCCAAACTCACTATGTCAATACAGGTTTAACGTATGACGCAGCCACTAATGCCATCACTGGCGGTATCAATGGCGGAACTTTTTAAATATAATGGCTAAAAAAGGAATTTAATTATGGCGGCTACTGGATACACACCCTCAATACTATTTAACAGTGTTACTACTGGTAATACGCCATCTTCATTGGTGCAAGGCGAAACGGCGTGGAATATTACCGATAAGAAATTATGGGTAGGTAATGCTTCAGGTACTCCAATTCAATTAATTGGTGCTGGCGCGAGCATGACTTTAGCTACACTTACTACAGCTAATGACGCCTCTATATCAGGTCTTATTGTTGGTAAGGGTGGTGGTTCTGTTGCTGGTAATACTGTATTTGGTAATAGCGCTTTATCTTCTGCTAATGGTGCAACAAACTACTCAACCGCTATTGGTGGGAATGCGTTAAAAAATACCACAACAGGCTCAAATTTAACTGCTATTGGGTATGGAGCATTGACAAATAATGGTGGTGATTTAAATGTGGCTGTTGGTGTAAATGCTTTAACTGCAAATACTTCAGGAAGTAACAATACAGCTTTGGGTGTTCAATCACTTCAAGCAAACACCACCGCATCTAATAACACCGCAGTAGGCTACCAAGCTGGGTATAGTAATACGACTGGCACTAATCTTGTAGCTGTTGGTTACCAATCAGGCTATAACAATACTACTGGTGCTGAAAATTCCTATTTTGGTTCTTTATCTGGTGGAACAAATACAACAGGCTCTTATAATGCTTCTTTTGGTTTTAATGCATTAAATTTAAATTCTACTGGAACATCTAACGCTGCTTTTGGTCATGCTTCTTTATATAACAATACAGGCTCATACAATACTGCTGTTGGAAGACAGGCTTTAGTCTCAAACACCACCGCATCTTACAACACCGCAGTAGGTTATCAGGCAGGGTATAGTAATACTACTGGAACTAATAACACCTGTATTGGAATTCAAGCTGGGTACAATATTACTACTGGCGGAAATAATATTTATCTTGGAGTAAATCCTGTTGCCTCTAGTGCAAGCGTTAGTAACGAAATAAACATCAATACTGTTGCTTCTGCTGGAAAAGGTGCAAATACTGGTTTTATTCAGCCCAATGGTGGTGGTGTATATCAAGGCAATAACTCTACTTTATGGTCAATTACTTCTGATGCAAGGTTGAAAAAGAATATTGTTGATAACACAGTAGGTCTTTCTGCAATCAATGCAATTCAAGTAAGAAACTTTGAATACCGCACAGCAGATGAAGTAACCGATTTGCCAAAAGAATCTGCTATAGATATTAAAGGCGTTCAAATTGGCGCAATAGCGCAAGAACTTGCTTTAGTATTGCCAGACTGTGTAAAAACAGAATCTACTGGTGTAATGTCTGTAGATGCAAGCAATATCACATGGCATTTAATTAACGCAGTAAAAGAACTATCCGCAGAAGTAAGCGCACTCAAAGCTAAATTAGGAGCATAAAAATGATTGAATTGACTAAAGAACAAGAAGTAGCACAATCATACAAAGCAGCCATGGACAGCGTAAACCTATTAAACGCTGGTAAGCCTGAAGATATGACTGATGAAGATTGGGCAGATACAGTCAAGCGTAATAAAGACCACCTTGAAATTCAAATTGCTAAGGGTGCAGAGTTTTATGGCGAACATGATTTAACGCCATTTGAAAACGCAGTAAAATAATTTGTAGGATATTTATGATGCAATATCACTTACAAGGAAGCCATGAAAGTCAGTATAGTAATACCCACTTACAATAACTGCGAAAAATATTTAAAGCCCTGTATAGAGTCCATACTCAAATACACTGAAATGACCGACGTAGAGTTGGTCATTTCTGCTAACGGCTGTACAGACAATACTTTGCCGTATTTGAACTATCTCAGCACCATCGTACCGCGATTGCTGGTGGTTTGGAGTGATGAGCCATTGGGCTACCCTAAGGCCACCAATGAGGGCATTAAGATCTGTACAGCCGATAAAATCATTTTGCTAAACAATGACACCGTATTGCTCGATCAGCCTCAAGATCAATGGCTAGAAATCCTAGATAACCCCTTTAGGGCTAATCCTCAGTGCGGTATTTCTTGCATTATTAAGACGCACTCTGAGGCTGCTGGACGTGATTTTGCCATTTTCTTTTGCGTCATGGTTCACCGCAAAGTATTTGATGCGATTGGCTTACTCAATGAGGAGTATGGCGTAGGGGCTGGCGAAGATACCGAGTTCTGCATCGAGGCCGAGAACGCTGGCTTTGAAGTTTGCGAGGTCTTTGAAAAGCATTGGGGCGGCAATCTATTCACCGGTGGCTTTCCGATCTACCATCAGGGCGAAGGTACTGTTCATAACCCAGAGCTAGTTCAAAATTGGGAAAGCATTTTTGCAAAAAATTCCCTCAGATTAGCCAAAAAATACAATCCTAATTACTATCGTTTTTTGCTGACTAACAATTACGAACGAGCTGTAGTTTTAAAAGGCGATGATGTTGGCTTTTCCCGCGAGCGTACACGCTACGAGTGGGCGGCCAAAAATATACTGGGTAGCTCGCTATTTGAGCTAGGTTGCACTTCTGGCTATGGAAGGCAATTTTTTCTTTTAAATATTAGCTATGTAGGCGTAGATTATGACGCCATTATTATTGACGTGGCCAATGAACAAGGCTGGGATGGGGTTGATAACACTTTTACTCATGCCGATATCAATCAATATGAGCTAGGGCAATACGATACGATTGTTGCCTTTGAAGTGATTGAGCATTTAGACAACGGTTTGGAGCTTGTTAAAAAGTTTAAAAAGCACTGCAAACGACTATTAATTACTGTACCTTTAAATGAACCGGTAGGCTTTTGGGGGCATCACCATAAGCTGCATGGCTTAACCGAAGCAGACTTTCCCGGCTTTGAATTTAATTATATTAATGAAGCGGGGCAGATTAGCGATACCCCTGCGCCACTAGGAGCTGGAAACAATTGCAATCTAATGCTATGCAAATACTCTGCTCAGTAGCCACTAGGGGGCGTTACTTTACAACGCTGCCCTTAGTCCTTAACGCCATCATTAACCAAACCCGATTACCAGATAAGCTGGTAATTTTTGATGATAATGACGAGCCACAGGATATGCGAAAAGAGCTGATCTACAGCTACTTTTTTCAGATGTTAGACATCAAGGGTGTTAAGTGGGAATGGCTATTTGCCGAAAAGAAAGGCCAACATCATATCCACCAGCGAGCTAATACAATGGGCTACGAGTGGGTTTGGCGGGTAGACGATGACGCTATTCCTGAGCCTAATGTTTTAGAACGCTTGTCAGCCTATGCCAAAGAGCTTGGCGATGCGGGCATGAAAGTCGGGGCAGTTGGTGGGTCTATTCTAACGCCGCCCAATATGCCAGATACTCGCAAAGTCACTGGCCGTATCAACAATGTAGATACAGAGCCTAATATCCAATGGGGTCAAATTACACGCTCTAAAGAAGTAGAGCATCTGCATTGTTCATTCCTCTATCGCGCTGGGGTACATGACTACAATCTGGGGCTGTCCAGAGTGGCGCATCGTGAAGAAACGCTATTCACCTATGGCTTACACCAAAAGGGCTATGTCATTTTGGCCGTACCAGACGCCATTACTTGGCACATGAAAAATCCACAAGGCGGCATTCGCAGTGAAACCAAACAAGAGATGTACTACCACGATGAGTACATATTCAAGAACACTTTAATATACCAAAATCATACTATAGTGGTTTTAAATAGCGGGTTAGGCGATCACATTGTCTTTAACCATGTACTGCCTGAAATTAAAAACCCAATGGTTTTCACTTGCTATCCTGAGATCGTACCGGGGCGGTCTATTGCGGAGGCGCAGCATTTATTCGGCAGCCTAGACCAGTGGAGCATTTACAAGAAGATGGATCAATGGAAGTGGAAAGATAGCCTAGAAAATGCTTACAGGAAACTCTATCTATGATCCTTATTCACCCTTATGCTAAACCGTTAATGAATACTAGGGAAAACCCTAAAAATTATCCTTATTGGAAAGAATTAATCAGCTCAATTGATGAGCCGATTATCCAGATTGGGGTAGAAGGTGAAACGCAACTTGTTGATGATTTCAGGAAAAATTTACCCATGTCTGAGCTGCGTCAATTAATCCGCGAATGTCGAACATGGGTTGGCATAGATAGCTTCTTCCAGCACCTTGCATGGGATGAAGGCAAGCCGGGCATAGTGCTTTGGTCTGTATCTGATCCATTAATCTACGGTCATCCTGAAAACTGGAATCTACTAAAGAGTCGCGATAATCTAGCAGTTAATCAGTTCTTATGGTGGGACTCTATAGAGCATAAAGCAGAACGATTTGTAACACCTGATGTTGTAGTAGATTTTCTGTACAAAAAGCAATTAAATGATATAGTTTGAACTGGCAATGATGCCCAACAATTAAGGATAAACCGATGAACGAAATTAAGATTAACGCAGACTTAGTATTGGCCGTATTTCAATATCTTGAAACCCGCCCAGCTAAAGAGGTATTTCAACTACTGACTGCTCTAGGTCAAACTTGTAGCCCACAATTCCAAGCAATTCAAGAAGCCGAAGCTGCTAATGCTCCAGCGCCAACTGAAGAAGCTCCAGTAGAAGTAATCCAATAATCATGGATTGGTCAGCTATAGTAGGCGGCGCAGCAATAATAGTTACGATATTTAACGGAATTATTAGTTATTGGGTTAATCAGATATCCAAAAACCAAGACACCTTAGTAGCTGACCAAAAAATCCTTACAGAGAAGCTCCAGCATTTAGAAGTAAAGCTACCAAATGACTATGTCAAAAAGACTGATTTGGATTACAGGCTATCCCGCATAGAGCATATCCTCGATCAGATCATGATAAAGCTAGATAATAAACAAGATAAGATGGGATGAACTATGATCTTCCGTAAAATCTGCGCTCTATTAAGCCGCAAACCAATAGAAGCAAAATTGCCTGACTTCCCAGTAGAAGTACCAGCAAAGCCAAAAAAACCGGCGGTTAAAAAAGCCACAGCTCGCAAACCAGCAGTCAAAAAGACTGTTGCCAAGATAGCTACCAAAGTAGCTAAAAAGCCAACAACCAAGAAAAAATGAAACTCTTTAAGGATATCCTTACAGAAGATGATAACCAAACCTATTGTGCTGCGCGTGTTGGAGCTATTGCTTCTATTTTTGGGTTTTTGGCTATCGCTATTATTCATGTCTTACATGGTAGAGATATTGATTTTTCTCAGCTCGGCGTAGGGATTGGTACAGTCCTTGGCGGATCAGGCGTAATGATCGGGGCTAAAGCAGCGACTCAAAAGACTGAGGATAGATAATGTGGTCAAAAGCGTTAGGGCTTTTAAATGGGTATTTTAACTACGTCAAGATTGCTGCCGGAATCCTTGGCATACTTGGCTGCATTTATGTTGGCTGGCATATACGCGATTTGGATTTTAAAGCCTATAAAGCTGAACAAGCCGCGCAAACTCAAAAGCTCCAAGACCAACATCAATCTGCCGCAGACCAAATAGAGAAAGACAAAAATGCTCAAATTAAAGCTATTAACGATCAGCTTGCTGACGCTCTTATGCAGTTGCGTTCACGTCCCAGTAGAACCGAAACTACCGCAACTAGATCGGGTGGAACTGGGTCAACCCTTTATGCCGAAGATGCAGGATTTCTTATTAGGGAAGCTGCCAGAGCAGACGAAATTAGGTCAGGACTCCAAGCCTGTTACGCCCAATACGATGCGATAAGTAAATGACAAAGAACGAGAAAGCCCTTTTAGACACTATTGGTTTCTCCGAGATCGGCAGAACGCTTTTGGCCAAGTCTGATAATGGCTACAATGTTTTGCTTGGCGGAACACTGTTCTCAAGCTATGCTGACCATCCTCGCAAACTGATTACAGTCAATGGGCTTTCTAGTACCGCAGCCGGGCGCTATCAAATCCTAGAGCGCTATTTCGATGCCTACAAGAAACAATTACAGTTAATAGATTTCTCCCCCGCTTCTCAAGACCAGATTGCAATGCAGATGATTAAGGAAGTCGGCGCTGACCATCTGATTAATGATGGCCAGTTTGAGCAAGCAGTTAATAAATGCAGTACGCGCTGGGCAAGTCTGCCCGGTGCAAAATATGGCCAACACGTCAACGACATGGAACACTTAAAAGCCTATTATGAAAACGTAGGTGGAACAGTAGCATGAGCAGCGATATTTTTGACGATGCTTCGGATTTAGAAGCCTTGCATCGAGAATTAGCCATTAAAGCAATACGAGCAAGAGGGCAAGAAAAGTTTTCTGGCCATTGCCTTTGCTGTAATGAAGCAGTACCAGAAGGACGATTTTGTTCTGCTGAATGTCGTGAAGATTACGAGCTAGAACAAAAATTCAAGAAAATTACAGGTAAAAGATAAGCTATAACCTATAAGTCTTTGTATTTACACAATGTTCGGTTAGTATCCGATTACAACAAGAAGAAGAAGGGTACTTATGGCACTGAAACTTGTATGCACAGATCAAGAATTTATAGACCTTTGGGCTAAACTAGGCTCTCCTGTCTTAATGGCTGAAAAGCTGGGTGTTGCTTCTTCTAGTGTCATGAGAAGGCGAAGCAGTATTGAAACCCGGCTTGGCATTAAATTGGCTACCCATAATTCCCAACGCGATCAAATTAAGCCTAAACCTAAAAAGGTTGAGTTGGCAGCTCACAATGTCCGAAGGGGTATTGAGGTAGATAAAGTCAAACGCATCATTGTGTTCTCAGATGCCCACTTTACCGACACCACCACAACGGCCTTTAAAGCCCTCCTGTTGATGATTAAAAAATTCAAGCCAGAGGTCATCATCTGCAACGGCGATGCGTTCGATGGGCAGGTTTTAAGCCGTTTTCCAAGCATTAATTACGATCAAAAGCCTAGTGTCCTAGAAGAACTCAAGGCTTGCCGTCAGCATTTAGATGAAATCGAGAAACATAGACCTGCTGGCTGCCGACTAATATGGACGTTGGGTAACCATGATATGAGATACGAGGCTTGGCTAGTCAATAAAGTCCCCGAATACAGCGGTGTAGATGGCTTCTCATTAAAGTACCATTTCCCCAACTGGGAAACTTGTTGGTCATTCTGGATTGGCGAAGATACCGTAGTAAAACACCGGTTTAAAGGTGGCCGCACCGCTGGCTACAGCAATTTGCTGGCGGCGGGTAATACCAACATTATCACTGGCCATACGCACGTCCTTGCTTGCCAGCCGATTTCCAATTTTCAAGGCACATTTTGGGGCATCCAGACCGGTTGTTTGGCCGATCCGATGTCCAGTACCTTCGAGTATTGCGAGGATTCTCCTAAAGATTGGCGCAGTGGCTTTGTGATGCTATCCTTTGACCAAGGCCGGATGCTAATGCCAGAGATGATTATGGTGTCCGATGAAGAAAACGGAGAAATAGAATTTCGTGGGTGCATAACAAAAGTATGACTACTATCGTTGGTGATTGGGACAAAAAAATCTTGGTATCGGATAGTCAATTTTCAGACGAAGATACTGGCATTAAATATTTTGAAGAAAAAATTGTCGCAATAGATGGCGGGTGGTTAGGCGTGGCCGGCAATTGGAGCGATTGCGAAAAAGTAGTGGATTACATCAATAAGAAAAGCAAAGTTAAACCAAAGCTCAAGCCTGATAGTTCTTTTATTAGGCTAACTAAAGAAGGTCTTTTTTATTGTGGTGACGATCTTGAATGGGAACGCGCTAAAACCTTTATGGCTATTGGTTCTGGTGCAATGGCAGCCGAAGTCTGCATGAGAATGGGCTTGTCCGCAGAAGAAGCAGTTAAATGGGCTTGCAATGTAGATTTAAAAAGCCATGAGCCTATAAAAACTTATTCATTACTAGACAAATAATTTTGTGTCTAGTAACAAAATGTAACTTATAAGTATCAATTTTTTATACATATTGATACCTATATGTACAGTTATTGACAAAAAGTAGCCATATCAACAGTTTTGTTAACATTTTTGTAAAGTTTTGACGGCTGATTGTAAAGTTGTTGACATTGGATTGTAAAGTTAATGGCTCAATACGCAGTCCGTATATGTATAAAGCCTTATTAATGAATCATTTTTAAGCTACTGACTTTTCGTACAAAATACCCCGATCGGTAACTTTATTGATATTTCATGCACTTTTTCATACATTCTTCCTGTTCGGGAAACTTTTTTTATTTAGCCAACAAATACAGCCCGATGTTAGAGAAAGCATAGCCGCCATATACAACCGTCATATATGGATTGCCTTTGAAAAGCTGTTCTGCCGCTATATAAGCGTAGATTAAGCCTGTAAGAACAATTAACCAACTGCTCATATATTGGCCAATAAACGATGCAATCTTGCATTGAACCAACGCCTAACAGCATAGCTACGAATTACTGAGATGACAGTGTATAGCAGACCCATATAGAAGTTAGCTAACAGACTAATGTGAAAGCCAAACAGCGGAAATATCAACAAATTGGCGATGTAATTAATAGTAAACCCTATCAGTACATTCACCCATGCTTCAATAAACGAACCTAGTCTAGTTTGACTCATTTCTCTTGTGCCTTATTTGTATTAGGTTTTCTACCATCTTCATATCCATTGTCATAAGCCCTAATTTTTTCTGCTTTCAACGCCTTTATTTCAGCTTGTTGCTGGCGTAGCATATCGTTAAGTCTTAAAATTACTAACTTAGCGCCTTCTAAATCTTCAGCTAGTTCATTTGCAGTCATGGCATGAATTCTGATGGCGGGCGATCATCGCCTTCTTTATATGTCTTAGAAAACAGCGTTAGCATCCGTAGATTGCACATAGCATGAGCAAGGTGGGGTAGCCCCGACTCCTCATCGTTCTCCTCACCAGCTTGCCATTTAGACAGGTGGCGCAAGGCACAAGCCAAGGGTACAGACCAATCCATTCCTTTAGCCCAGTTCCATGCAGCGTACTTTTGTTTGCCATACATCCACACTTTGGCTTCATCTTCAAGCGTACAAAGAGGAATGAGGCTTAAATCAGGCTTACCTGCGTTATAACGAGCGCCTGAGCCTTTTTCAGTGCTATTCACATCACCAATGTTCAAAATGTTTTTCCTCCCCAAACTTGCTGCTCTAAATGGCGTACATAGCTATTTTGATGGTCGATATGCTTCATGAGCTTGTCATACGCTAGACGCCAATAATCAGCATCAGCTAAAGCCTTAGCCAACTTTTCTTGCAACTTAGCAATCTCTATTTCATCCATTATCTGAATCCTGAGATTCTTGGCGAGAAAACATACGTTGCTTGCCAAATATCCGGCTTAGGCTGGACGTTATCATCCACCAGACCACGAATATTCCAGCCCAAATTAACATAGATACAACGGCTAAAACCAATAGGGGTAACAAGAGTAAATTGAAATAGTCCATTAACTGATACCTTACACCAGCCCGCTTTCGCATTGTCGTTGTCCTTAATTGTTTTATCGCCCTGTACCGAAGTGGTATAAGGAGTTCCTAAATAGCGTAACGCGAAGCTATACGCTGGATTGCGCCATAGCCAATGAACTTGTGACCACCATTGACCCGGCGGAAACATTGTTTGAAAAGTAGCATCGCCATTAAGTGAATTATCTGGCGTCATAAACCAGTCTAAACAGGTCGGCAATCGTGGCTCTACTGCCTCATAGCTATGATTATCACACCAGCCCAATATCGGCCTAGCAAACAATACCAAAATGGGAGCTAAAGGTATTGAAATAACAGTCAAAATTAAACTAATAGGTACTAATAAAGCATAAATTAGATAGATCATTTTTGTTCCTCTGGTTTAGGCATAACACTTGCACCGCTTTCAACAATTACTACTGGCTCGTATCGCATCCAGCCCAAGAACGGTATAGGTTCTTGACAGTTGCAAGGCAAGCGCCCTTGTTGGCAATTACCATTGCAACCTAATTCTGAAAGTGTCCAAGTAGTCATGATTGTGTTATTACTTTAATTAAAATATAAAGTATAAAACCCCAAGCAGCTATACCGCTAATTAATAAAAAAAGAAATAATAACTCGGTCATACTAAGCCCCCTATACGAATGGCCAATCGAAGGACTGACATCAAAATGACGGCAGCTATAGCAATGGTGGCAATGGCCACTTTGTCAGCCCAGCTCACGCGTAGTCTGCCGTCTTGAGTAATAGCAATTGAACATAAGTCTGTAGCTCTTGAACCTTATCGTAAATAGGCTTGCGGCCATTGATCTGCTGGTTATTACACAGTATTTCGATTTGGTTAATAAGCTGACGAGCGTGAGCGATATCAGTTAGAAGTGTGTTCATTTGATCCTCGCTACTTTGGCACGTTTTAAGGTTTGCTCATACAGTTCTTTAGCGCCGTCATCTAATGCGCGTAATGGCAACTCTTGGTAATACTTCCACTTATCGCGGTACTCTTGCAACTCTGATGGCGGTGTCCAGCCATATTGATTGCGCCATCGTGTCGTAATGTCAGTGCCAGATGCAGTCCAAATATAAGGTACGTTAGGTGTTCTCATGATTTTTCCTCTAGTTAAATCAAATTAAGCGGCTACTAATTTCTTTAATTCTTTCCGTTCTCTCGCCGCACGAAGAACGGTGTACCGTTGGTGTAAGCGCTGGACAATTGACCATCGCTTCTCACCTTCAAGTTCTTTTTCTAACAGGCTCTCTACTTCAGCTTCACTCAAAGTAGACAGAATATCTGTTAATGATCTCCAGCTATAGGCCTTTACTGGAACTTCATCTTTTTTAAACCATTTCATTGCTAATCCTTTCAAAGTTCATTAAATGTAACAGATTTATTTGTAATGTAAAACAATTATTTCAATTCTTCTAAAGCAATCTCTGAAATAGCCCTTTTATCGGCCAAAGCAGCCCAGACTTTTTCATCAATTGTTTTGTTAGTTAACAGGATATAGCACCAGACTTCATGCTTTTGACCGCCACGATGTAGACGCCCTACAGTTTGTTCATACAGCTCTAAACTCCAAGGTAAAGACACAAACACAATCTTGTTACCGCCATATTGTAAATTGAGGCCATGCCCCGCAGACTTAGGATGTATAAGGAGTAGCTCGATTTTGCCTTCGTTCCAACGCTCGATGGCTTTGGGCGCATCAATCGTTTGAGCATGAGGGTATCTGCGCTGTAATTCAGCCAGCTCCTCTTTGTAGTTGTAGACAATAATGGTATTGGCTCGCTGGTTCTCTGCCAGCAAATCATCAAGCAATTCAAACTTGTGGCTGGAAAACCACACCGGCTGTTGATTCATGATAAATTTGCCGGGGCTAGTAGGGTCTGGTTTACGATCAGAGATGTAGATAAAGCCTGACCCCATCTGCTGTAGCTTTTGAGTAACCACCGCAGCGTTAGCTGCAATAGCTTTGGCATCTGGAAATTGATAAACAAAATCCTTCTTCATCTTTTCGTATGGCTCACGATCTGGCAGATCGCAACGCATCTCTACGGTGTGCAGTGGTGGCAGCGTATCCTTATACTCTGATGATTCCAGCAAGAATGTCGCTGGCTTAATCACATTCATGACCTTCTCTAGTGAGCCAACTCTAGGCTCCCATTGGCCAAAATCACGATTGACGCACACAAAATACTGCTGCTGGAACGCTCCTTTGCTACGGCCTAACAAGGTTTGATCCACAATCTTGCATTGACCAAAAACATCCTCTAAGCCATTGCTGGTAAAGCTGCCGGTCAACCCCCAGCGTATTTTCATCGGCTCAATTACTTTTAATAGTGCTTTAAATCGCGCGCCTGATGGGTTCTTGAGGCGAGTCAACTCATCAAATACCACGCCGTCAAAGTTTAAATTTAATTGAGTCAACCATTGCAAATTGTCGTAATTGATGACCATGACATGGGTATCCGCAGCGTAGGCCTTTAGACGTTCTCTTGGCGTACCGATACAAATCGACATGGTTAGCCCGGCAGCCCACTTGGGTAGCTCTACTGGCCATACGTCAGTGCAGACACGCTTGGGGGCTAGGACTAGCCAGCGTTTGACATGGCCAGCATCAATCATTTCCTTCATGGCTGTCAATGTAATGGCGGTTTTACCTGCGCCCACTGAGGCCAATACCATAGCCCTATCACGCTCAAAGATAAAGTCGGCGGCCTTCTCTTGATAATCTCTTAGCTTAAACACTTGGCCAGCCATTCATTAATTTGCTCTTTACTCCATAGGCAAGCGTACTGTTGCTTTAAGGCAACCATGTCCGCAGCAAAGATTTCTTGCATGGCTGACAACTCACCTTTGGCTCGCTTTAACTCAACAAACCAAGTTTGTCCATTAGGTAAACACGCTATGCGGTCTGACACGCCACGCTGGGTAATTGATTTAAACTTATAGGTCTTACCCCCGCTGGTTTCAACCACCCAAATAAAGTGCTTTTCAATGTCGCGTTCTAATTCTTTTTTAGTCATGTAAAAAATAATATCACAAAAAGTATTGCGCTATACAATTCTTGTGTTACACTGGACGTTCAAAAGGTAAAGTAATCTAAATTAAGGACACAAATGGCAAAGCATTCAAGCATCGTCGGCGGCTCAACCGCTAAACGAGTTATCAACTGCCCAGCATCAGTCGCTTTAGTAGCGAAGATGCCACCCAAGCCCTCCAGCAAGTATGCTGACGAAGGCACTCTCTGTCATAACGTGATAGCAGAGATTCTTGAAAAAGACCTACGCCCCGAAGATACGATTGGCATGAAATATAAAACTCATGTTATGACTCAAGAACTATTGGAGCGTAAGATTTGGCCAGCTCTCATGCGTTTGAATGAAGTTGATCCTGACTTTCAGATGGAATACATGGTTGAGTCTGAGGTTGACTTTGGTGACTATATCGAAGGCGCGTTTGGATCAGCAGACTTGCTAGGTAAGACAGCCCGCAAAGCTATTGTGCTTGATTGGAAATTTGGAGATGGCGTAATAGTTGAAGCCGAAGAAAACGATCAGGCCATGTTCTATGCTTGCGCTGCCATGCGTACCCCTAAGTGCCAATGGATTTTTGATGATGTCGATGAAGTCGAAGTCATTATTATTCAGCCGCCTGAAATCCGTCGTTGGACAACTACCATTGATCGCCTCAAGCAATTCGAGCGTGAGCTGCGAGTTGCTGTCAAAGAATCCCAAAAGCCTGACGCACCGATGGCTTCTGGTAGCCATTGCCGTTGGTGTGCAGCCAAGCCTACTTGCCCGCTGATGACCGGCGCAGTAGATCGGGCTACGCAGCTTGCCCTAAAAGACTTAGAGCCGTCAAAGATTGCTCATTACTTAGCCCAAGCCGATGTGATCGAGCAATGGGTCACTGATTTACGCTCATTAGCTCATCAGATGCTAGAGGCTGACATTCGTGTACCGGGCTACAAGCTGGTGGCAAAGCGCGCTACACGCCAATGGTCTGATGCAGCATTAGCTAATGGTGAATCTTTGCTCAATTACACATTGGGGTTAGGCAGCGATGTTTTATACACTAAAAAAATTATTTCTCCTGCACAAGCTGAAAAGCTGTTGAAGGCAAAGAAAAAAGAATTACCGAAGGAGTTAGTTGTTGCTATCTCCTCTGGTAGTACGTTGGTTGAGGACTCTGATCCAAGGCCAGCGGTGTTACAAATCGGGCGGCAACTCAGCGCTGTCCTCTCTAAACTAAACTAAAGTAAGGAAATATCATGTCTAATTTGACAACATTTAAAGCGGCAGGTTTGCCAGCAGTTAAAGACTTAGCCGGTGCGCTCAAGGCTAATCTCCCTAAAGTAGCCGAAGCTGGCAGCGTCATCATTAAGATGGACAAAACCGGTCATTGGGTATTTGGCGCAGATCAAACCGAAGTAGAAGAAGGCTCTGAATGGGCGGTTAACCCATTCTCATTCGTGCATGGCTTTATCGCTTGGGGCGATGGCGATGTATTGGGCGAGAAGATGGTTGGCATTTCACAGCCATTGCCTGAACTAGAGCCAGCTCCAGTTGGTGCTAAACGTGGTTGGGAAACCCAAGTTGGTTTGTCTATCAAGTGCGTATCTGGTGAAGATGAAGGAATGGAAGCTCGCTTTACAACTACTTCTGTAGGCGGTAAACGTGCTGTTCAAACTTTGGGCGCGTTGATCGCAGCTCAGATCGAGAAAGATCCTACTAAGCCTGTAGCTATCATTACTTTGGGTAAAGAGCATTATTCCCACAAGTCTTATGGCCGTATCTATACACCAATCTTTGAAGTGATTGACTGGATGGATATGAATGCTGAAGAAAGTGCAAAAGCTCCTGAATTGGAATTGGAAGAACCTTCTATTGCTGAAGTAGAAGAAGCTCCAGCAGCTCCAGCCCGCCGCCGCCGCGCAGCAGTGTAACGAATAGGGGTTAGGCTGACACTATTCAGCTCTATGGCTCGCAGAGATTTCAGACTAAAAAGACTGTCTAGCCCCGCCTAATTATGACTATTTTATACATTGATTTTGAAACGCGTAGTCGCTGTAACCTCTTGACTGACGGTGTATATAACTACGCCCAAGATCCGAGTACGGAAGTGCTTTGTATGTCGTATGCGTTCAATGATGAGGAAGTCAAGACTTGGCTGCCTCACGATGCTTTCCCAGAAGAAGTGCGCGAACATACTGGTTTAATCTACGCCCACAATGCTGCCTTTGAGCGTTTGATATTCTGGTATGTCTTACAGATTAACTTTAAGCTAGAGCAATTCTATTGCACCGCTACACAGGCCAGAGCCAATTGCGCTCCCGGCTCATTAGAGGACGTAGGGCGCTTTGCTGGCGCATCTATGCGTAAGGATCACCGAGGCAGTCAATTGATCCGTCTGCTATCCATTCCACGCGCTGATGGCTCGTTTGGCACTGAACCTGAGCTGATGGCTGAGATGATTGCTTATTGCGAGCAAGATGTCAAAGTTATGCGATTGGTTAGCCAATCCATGCGCCCGCTGTCACCGGATGAGTTGCTCGATTACCATATCAATGAGAAGATTAACGACAGAGGCGTACTGGTTGATGTACGACTTGCAGAGGCCGCCTTGCGCTATGCCTCTACCGAGCTAGGCGAGATCGAGAACTTGGTAGATGAGATTACGCAGGGCGAGATCACTAGCGTTAGAAGTTCCAAGATGAAACAATGGGTGATGGCTCGCGTAGGCGAGGATGCCCTCAAATTGATGGAGAAATATAAAGATGGCGAGAAAAAATATAGTATTGATAAAACAGTCCGCGCCAACCTCCTTATCTTTGCTGATGAGAACCCAGATCAAGTTCCCACCGATGTCGCAGACGTTATCCAATGTGCGGACGATCTCTGGGCGTCATCGGTTGCGAAGTTCAGCCGCCTTGCACAGCTTTCTGATGAGGAGGATCACCGAGTTCGCGGCGCGTTTGTCTTTGCTGGCGGGAGCGCCACAGGTCGCGCTTCCTCGTATGGAGCGCAAGTCCACAATTTCACTAGAAAATGCGTTAAACAACCTGATCTTGTTAGAGCAGCAATGGTTGATGGAAAAAGCATTGTTCCAGAATTCGGAAAACGTGTCACCGATGTCCTCAAGGGGATGCTCAGACCTACACTGATACCAGCCAAGGGTAAATACCTAGTCGTAGCTGATTGGTCTGGCATTGAGGCGCGCTGCAATCCTTGGTTGTCAAATCAGCCTGACGCTGATACTGTATTGGACGTATTCAGAAAGAATAGGGACATCTATGTTAGGGAAGCTGCGAGTATATTTAGCTGTTCAGAAGATGAAGTTACTGATAGCAAAAGACAGATTGGAAAGGTCGCTATCCTTTCATGTGGTTATGGTGGTGGCATTGGTGCTTTTGCTGCGATGGGTCGTAACTATGGAGTGGTACTTCCCGAATCCGATGCTCGGCGTACCGTTAATGCGTGGCGTCGCGCAAACTCTTGGGCTGTAAGATATTGGCAAGATTTAGAAGAAGCCTATACCGCAGCTCTGCGTAATCCGGGCTACGAATTCTCTGCTGGCCGCATCGTTTATATGTATGACAGACAACATCTTTGGTACGCACTTCCGTCTGGAAGGGTGTTATGCTATCCCTATGCCAAGCTCGACTCGGAGGGGGTTACTTACGCCAAAGCTGCGTGGAAACCGGCTGCCGACGCTACAGAATGGCCAAGGGCTAGACTATGGAAAGGCCTTGCGTGTGAGAACATTACTCAAGCTGTTGCTAATGATTTATTGCGTCATTCTTTACGCCAGTTGGATAATGTTGTTCTTCATGTCCACGATGAGATCGTGGTAGAAACTGATAGCCCAGATGAGATCATTAAAGAAATGACGGCGGTGATGTGTACGCCTCCAGATTGGTGTAAGGAGTTACCCTTAAATGTAGAAGTAAAAGCCATGCTTCGGTATGGGAAGTAGTAAACTGATCGTCCAATAAAAGCAAAAGGCCTGACCCCGATAAGAGCCAAGCCTTTTTAATCAAAACAAACTAGAGGATTTGCATGACTGCGCTGAGTATAACAAATATTGAATTCGTTGAGTACCTCACTAAACTAGCCGCCCAAGGCGAAACCTTTATAATAGTGCGACAAAAGCCTGTTATGGTCGATGGCAATCAAGCCATGCACAATGACGGCACTTTGAAATACAGTTGGCCAGCGTTCTTGCCTGAGCGTTACAAGCCTACTGGAGCTTGGTATGGCAACACTGGCTCATTCATTATTGATCGCTTTCAAGACGGCAAAATCTCTGCTTCAGCCGCCAACTGCGAATTTGTTTTAGTGATGGTGTTAGATGACATCGGCACTAAATCTAAAATTCCTACCATTGAGCCTACATGGATCATGGAAACTTCCCCTGATAATTACCAGTGGGGCTATGTATTTGATTGCGAGGCCGCGCCAACCAAGGGTGAGTTCACTGCTGCGATCAAAGCGATTGCGGATGCTGGCTTTACTGATGGTGGGGCTATCAACGCAGTGCGTAACTTTCGCTTGCCCGGCTCAGTCAATCTCAAGCCCGGCAAAGAACATTTTGCTTCTAAGCTCATTGAGTTCCATCCAGAGCGCGAGTTTACCTTAGATCAAATTTGTGATGCGCTAGGCGTCAATCCAGAGGAGGCGGACACTGCCTCAGTGCGCTCAATCCATCTTAAAGACGATGGCGATGATGACATCTTGCAGTGGATTGATGACAATGGAATGTTATTAGAAAACGCCAATCAGTCTGGTTGGTATGGCGTGGTTTGTCCTAATTCTAATGAGCATAGCGACGGCAATCCAATGGGTCGTTACCATCCGGTCAATCGTGCCTACTGCTGCTACCATGAGCATTGCGCTGGCTTTGGCTCACGCGAGTATCTGGCGTGGGCTTTTGAAAATGGCGCTGCCAAGCATGAGCCGGGTGTTCGCCCAGAGCTATTGACCAATGCGTTCGTTAAAGCATTAGAAAAGATTACCCCATCCAAAATGTTTGAGCTGACACCTGAGAAGATGCTGGCTGAAGTCGAGCGCAAGGAGCTTGGGCGCATAGAAAAGGAAGAATGGTACGACAGGTTCGCATACATCCAATCGGATGATTCTTACTATGACCTCGTTGAGCGCAACGATATTGGGCGCGGTACATTCAATGCTATTTATCGGCATATTTCATGCAAATCTATTCATACTGGCCGTCGCGTTGAGGCGTCAGTATCCTATGATGAGAACCGTCAAGCCCATGCAGCCAAAATACTGACCGGTTTAACCTATGCCGCTGGCGATACAGCTTTGGTATGGAAAAGTGGTGAGTTGTTTGGTAATCGCTGGACTGATGGCCGCCCTGCCATTACATCAAAAAGTGGAAATATTAGCCCTTGGATTAACCATTGCGAACATCTTGTACCAAACGAATCAGAGCGCAATCACGTTTGGGATATGATGGCATTCAAGCTCCAAAATCCTACAACCAAGATCAATCATGCAGTGCTGCACGTTGGCGATGAGGGTTGCGGTAAGGATTTGATGTGGATGCCGTTCATCTGGTCAGTCTGCGGTAGCGATTCCAAGAACTTATCTATTGTGGATAGCGATAAGCTGCAATCCAATTTCACTTACCATCTTGAAGCTGAAGTCTTGGTACTTAATGAGTTGAAAGAGCCAGACTCGGCAGCTCGTAGAGCATTGGCTAACAAACTCAAGCCTATCATTGCTGCGCCACCTGATATGCTGGACATCAATCGCAAGGGCAAAGACCCATACAAGATGGCCAATCGTTTGTTTGTTTTAGCGTTCTCTAACGAGCAAATACCTATCAGCTTATCTTCACAAGATCGCCGTTGGTTTTGCATTAACTCTGAAGCACAACCAATGGAACGCATTAAGCCCGGTTCTGGTCTTGCGCTATACAACTGGTATAGGCAAGGCAACTTCGAGCATATTGGTGCATGGCTGCATAGTCGTGACGTATCGAAATTCAATCCGGGTGCAGCTCCAGCTATGACAGAATTTAAACTGAACTTGCTAGAGTCTGGCATGAGTAGCCTTGAGTCCACTATTGTTGAGATGATCCGTCACCGCGCTGGTGAGTTTGCTAGGGGCGCAATTGGCTCACCATTCCATCATGTATGTGACCGGATTGCTGATCTTACTGGCCTTGGCCGTAGCAAAGTACCGCAGTCTGCATTGCTTCATGCGCTTAAAGAAGCTGGTTGGATTGATTGTGGCCGCATTGCATCGGCTGACCAACCGAACAAGAAGCGTATCTTTGCTGATCCTGAGGTAGCTAAAACTCATAGCAAGTCAGAGCTGCGCCGTATGATTGAAGCGCCACCTGAACCAAAGGCAGTGGTACTAGACATAAAG